CTGAGAAACTGACTTTTTTGGCTTTTCATCTTCCTCGTCTTCTTCCTCTACAGGCTTTGCATTTCGAGAAGGTCTTGAAACTTCTTTTTTAACAGGTTCAGCTTCTCTCCTAGATGTTCTTTTTGGTTTTTCTTCTGGCTCATCTTCTTCTTCTACTTCTTCTTTTCTAGTTGGTCTTGTTCTACGAGATGTTGACTTTTCTTTTGGTTCATCATCATCGTCTAATTCACCACCTTCTTTTTCAACATCTGTCTCATAAAAAGCAGCTTTTAATTCCTCGTATGAGAGAACACTTTCTTTGATAATTTCATCAAGACTAGGTACTTCCTCTAAGATGGTTTCATCATAGGGGTCTCTGTCAAGAAATTCAATGTGGCGAGTTTCTGAGAATGGCTTACTATTTTCACCAATTTGTTTCCATTTAAATGTTAATTCAAGAGTTTTTCCATATTCCAAATCTGGGAAAGCTTCATTGTCATCATCTTCCTCTAATGCTTCTTTTAAAGTATCATGAAACAATGATTCTGCCATATCCCAAACATAAACAGGCTCAGCCTCATGCTTTTTTGAATCAAGTGGAATAGGTATATACAAATACCGTGATTTTGGATAAAGTGCAATTGCTCCATCTCTGTCTGTATCCCATAATCCTGCTTGTGCTTCACAAATCGGACATTTTTTACCTACTGATTGAAGACAAATGTAACTTTTATTCCCTGCACCGATGCTTCTGTGAAGCAAAAAAGGTCTACGATACCACTGCCCATCTTCCATTGCAACACCATAATCTTCATCTTTATCAGGGTGATTTGAATCTGTTACAACATATGGTAAAAAATCCATTTGAACTTTTTTAACCGACTCCTCAAATATTAGAAGAGAAATACCACTTGGCAATTTTAAATACCCTGTTCCACTGCTAGAACCATAAACATTTTTCTTAGCGTTTCCTTTAACTTTTCCTTTGAAAAAACTTTCTTTTTTTGGCTTCATAATTTTACTTTTTTATTTGACGTTGAATTTTAATATTTAATTGTTTATCTTCCACTTTTTTCTTAGTACGTTCATTACTTAAGTTTCTTGGCATTGAAGGTCCTGCAAAGTAATTCTGACCAAATAACATTACAAGATTTTCAAGTGCTTTTTTTCTATCCTGGAATGCTTTTTCTGCACCTCTAGCAACTCCAAATTCAAATTTTGCATCTAAATAATCACTATATGCATCTTTGTACTTATCTGATTGAAGAATAGCACTTGTTACGACTGCTTCCGTAATTTTAATATCTCCAAGTTTATGCTTTTCTGGATGTTCACGGACATCTTTATCTACTTCTGCTTTCGCTAAATCAAGAAACTCTTTAGCTTTATCCATTGCTCTTTCCATATTTGCAACATGTTTGCAATATTTGAAAGTCAATTCTGCTTGTCCTAACCACTCAACATCTAATGCCGAGTCGTCGATTCTGATGTCTTCTTCGTAATTCATAATTTAAAAAGTTGTTGCATGTAATTCTGCTGGATTAATGTATGCTTTTAAACGATAGTCAATTTCTGCAGCTATTAAAGATGCTGCAATTGCAAGTTGTTCATTTCGATCAGGATGGTGAAAAAAGATTTGTTTAATAAATGTTGGGTCAAATCCTGATGGCATATTATCTTCATTAGCTTCAATAATATATTTAGCCAATTGCAATAAATCACCTTGAGTTCTATGCTTCTGATCCCATTCAATAGTAAATCCGTGTTTTTCGATTTGTTCCAATCGCATTTCAGATACCATTCTTACACCTAATGTATAAGGTAAAGATTTATTAATATCATTTATAAATTCAGGTCTAGAACCTTGTGGCTCAATAAAATGTCTCCACTTTTCATAAAATTCTTGTTTTGTCATTGTTTTAAGATTTAATGATAATATAACAATTTAATACTAAGTCTGCAAATCCATTATTATAAAAAGGATCAGCAAATCTTTCCATAATTAATCCTGCCTTTGGGTTATCATCATTTAACAATACTGCTTGAAAATAACCTAATACTTGTCTGCGTATGCTTTCTGGATCTTGATCTTTCAATCCTTTTAAAATAACTGAAATTTCTTTCCACCTACCACCTTTAATCAATGAACGACATAGCTCAATGGTTTGTGATTGTTGTTCCGCAACTTGTTTTGCTGCTTCTAATCTTCTGTTTTCAGGAATATTAAGTACCTGTTCTAATATTTGAAGAGCATTACGAGGTTGACCAAAACTATCCTGAACAATTTGAGCATAGATGTCTTTTTCTAATGTTTGTGCTTCTTCCCTAACAACCTTTCTTAATAAAGCAGTCATTTGATTATCATTTAACGGCTTTACTTGAAACTTCTGGCACCTTCCGTGAATTTCTTTGATCAGTTTTTCCGGTTGTGTTGTACATAATATAAAATATGCATGTTCGGGGGTATCTTCAAGTAATTTCAATGCTGCGTTTTGAGCATCATTTGTCCATTTATGAACCTCATCAATTATCCAAACCCTACAAGGTCCATTTATGGGTTTATATGAGACATTTCGTATTATGTCTCTTACGGTATCAATTCCACGAAAATTTGCAGAATTAATTTCACTAAGATCGCTTTCACCACATCCAAGAATATTTGCAACAATGCGACCAAGTGTAGTTTTCCCACAACCTGACAGTCCATTAAATAAAAATACATGTGGACAGGTTTTCTTATTACTGAGCATACTTGTTAAAGAAGAAATTACATCTTCATTCCCTTTCACTTGCTCAAGTGTAGTTGGTCGATGTTTAAGGTATAAGCTCATTCGTAAGTAACCTCCTCATTATTAATATTGTTGTTAGAAGCTGCTTTAGCTGGAGTTTTTGGAGATAAAGCCGTTGTAGTTAAACTCCATTCTAAAGCTTTTATTTCTGCGGCTATTTGAATGTTTTTAACTTTTAGAGATTTAATGTTTTCTTTATTATTTGAAAGCATTTCATACTTCTCTTCTATACACTGAATTGTCTCTTGTTCTGTTTTCATAATTTTTAATTTTTAAGCTGCTAGTTTATACTTTTCTTTCTTTAACCAAGGTTCATCTACTGGGCAAATTGCAATTTCAATTTCTAATGGTAAATTTATCCATTTCCATTCTTCAAGCAATTTTACCGTTGAAATTTCCACAAGTTTTTTAGCAACCATTTCAAGTTCATCTGGATGTGTATCAATAAGAATACTATCATGGATTTGCCCAATAATTCTTGAATCTAGATCATTTTCTTTAATAAATTTACTCATTTCAATAAATGACCATAATAGGCAATGAAAGGCAGCACCTTGTACAGGATAGTTCACTACATCGTTAAACGACATTACGCCAGAACATCTAAACCCTGTATATAAATCAACATAACCACATTTAAGATACTCCTGATAGAAATCATCTTTCCATTGTTTGTATTCAAAGTATCTTTCATTCCAGAATTTATCTTCAATGTCTTTAATATGTTTAATAAACCCTGTTGCTTCTGTAGAACTTTTCCCATTACTACTTGACCATTTAGAAATTGTTCCATATTCTTTTATCCCTTTACCTATTAAATGATCAGAAACATAATATGGTTTAAATGGTTTACCTATTTCATTAATTATAATACCTTGCCCGTATTTCCATTTCCCTTGAGGAAGCTTTGCCCAATCAGCAATATTTGCTGCGCAGTTTTTATAATAATCTCCATAGAATTCTGGAAATATAAATCCATTTTTTGCTGCCTGTCGAAGTGTTGCTTGACCTTCAATCTTTTTATCAATTTTGTCGAGCATAAAGATCTCCTTCGCCATATCACTATGCATATCACCATGAAGAATATCATAAATCAATTTTTTATCATTGTTGTAGCAAGCCGAAATCCGTACTTCGAGCTGTCCGTAGTCACCTTCAAGTAATTGATGTCCAGGACGTGGTATAATTGCAGTCCTGCAAATTTCCTGCATTTCTTTATCTCGAATGGGAATATTTTGAAAATTAACTTGAGAACTACTAGAACGAAAAGTACGAGCTAAATGAAGATTAAAGAAAGGATGCATATATTCATTTACTTGCTCACGTTCAAAACCACTAAGTACATCAAGTGACTTTTTTACTTTCTTATGTTCTTCATAAAAGGACAATTCAGGAAGATTTAATTTCTGTAAAGCTTCTTCATCTGTTGATCCTTTTTTATTAATACCTTTCTTTCCACCTGACGTAAATTTTAAAGGTTTTATCTTCTTTACATTATACAGGAAATTACCTAGTTGATCAGATGAATAAATATTCACTTTTGTTGATTGAGATTTTTCCCATTCTCTGTAAAAAGATGTTTCTTTAAATTGATTTTCAAGTCGTATAATTTTACGAGCAAGTGCTATATTCTTTTTTTGAATATAATCTACATCAATATGAATACCTTGCATTTCAGCATCTGCAAAAGCAAGAATGCCTTTATGCATTAGCTCGTATGCTTCATTGCAATTTGGGTTATAAATCATTCTTATTTAGATTTGGATCAATTATAACTAAATAATCTACAGGTACTACAGCAATTATATTATGCTTTATATCAGAAATTATAGTTCCTGTTGTACCTACACTAAGTTTACAAAATCCTCTTATAAAATATTTTTCACTATTTGAAACAATTGTTATAATTTTTTCTTCCATTTTAATAAATTTTAAGCAATTATTAAACCGATTTGGTAATTATTAAACATGTTCATGTAATCTTTTATTGTCTTATTTCCGTCAGTAGCATTATGTCCAGTATTAAGAAAATGTTTTAATCCACCAACTCCAGCAAAATGGCTAGCAACTAGCATTGCTGTCCAGGTAATTTTAACCCCGTGAACTGTAGTTCCAATGTACTTTCGATAATCAGGAATATAACGCTTAATATAAAAACTATTCTTTTTAAGAAGCTTTACAATACATTCATTTTGTGTTTTTTCTGAACTTAAAAATTGCTTTTGAGACCCTTTATATCCAATGTCTTTTCGAGCAATAGCGGTTAATTGCCATCTACCAGAAGCTCCCGTGGTTTTATTTACTAGATGATATGGACTAACAACACCTCGCTTAGGATAAGTTTTAATATCCCCACTTTCTGGAATAGATAAAGCTGTTAGAAACTCATCAAATTCATACAAAGCTAGTTTATAACTTACAGCCTTCTGAAATGATACTTCAAGACTGATTCTGTCAACTGGGGCACAGCACCTTAAACAAAGTAATGTTCCCAATAAGGCAATAATCAATTTTTTCATAATTTTAAGTATTAATTAGACATATGATAAATTTTTCTTTTATTTGAATTTATCATTATTGGTGTGAAATATTCACATTTAGTCTTAATATTTTTTTCAGTTAATATTTTTGCAATTGGTAAGTGAGCAGTTCCTTTAAATTCAGTAGCTAAAGAAAGATGACACCAATGCGATTCTACATTTATATAGCATCTTGCACTATGAAAAATACAATACTCACACTTTTCTTTACTGTGTTTATATTTCCAGAGTGCTATTTCTTTTCTCTTTTTCAAAACGGTAGCATTTGATTTATTTGCCATTCAGCTAATCTATATTCGTTTATCGAATCAAATCCATTATATCTAAGCAATTTTTCTTTCTTTTCAGGAATAGTTAATAATTCCATTATATTGTTAATAGAATTCCCACTCTTTTCATCTTTTGCTTTTAAATATGGTGAGATTTCACTATCATAATCAACGATACCAAATACAACATAAGTTTGAAATTTCAAACTTGTAATACCTGGTCGATTATCAATTACATGAGCACAAACCATGGTATCCCAATACCATCCTTTTACTTCTACGCCTAATCTTACTTTGGTCCAAACATGTTCAAACTTCATATTTGAAGCAACTTTCTTTATTTGTTGATTCGTTATTAAATTGATAAATGGTTTTAATTCTCTTCTTGATTTAGGCATTTCAAAAACATAAACATGATCTTCACTATCTGCTACTGAACAGCAAACAATTCTATGACCTTCTGCATGCGGTTTCAATCCTGTTGTTTCATAATCAAAAGCAATCATATAAGGTGGTGATTTTGCTTTTACTTTTCCTATAACTGTATATTCTAATTGTTTTAAATCTGTAATTATTTCAATCTCAGGTTCTTTGTATTTTGGGAATGCTTGTTTTAATTTTTCAAAGGCTTGTTTTAAATCTTGTTTCCATATAATTGCCTCAACGCCATCATCTAACCTTTCAATATAACTTGGACTAAACGTAGGACAAATCCAACAACCAAAATCTTGATCAGGAATTGCATGCCCTCTCCATTTAAAAATATTATCTAAATCTCTTTTCCATCTATGACCAATTATACTGTATAGAGCTGAATTACCTAAAAGTATAATTAACTTAGGTTTATATTTTTCAACTGCTCTTAGAACACGTTGCCGGCAGCAATCTATCTGTAGATTTGTAGGGATTGAGTCTGTTCCATCTTGTTTTACTGGTCGACAATTACAAGCATAGATATTGATACAATCCTCAAACAAATCAATACCAAATTCAGCAAACGTCCCTTTAAGAATACTTCCAGTTCTACCTTGCCATTGTTTTCCACGTGCATCATCTTTCTGACTGGGTGCTTCACCAATAGTCATAATCTCTTTTTTGAAATTACCAAAAGGTTCCATACGTGGAGTAACAATATCTTTATATAAACCACAGGATTCACAAGAAAGACGCTTGCCTTTAGTTTGTGATTTAGATTCTGTTTGTTTTTTAGTGAAAAAACCTTCCATTATTTAATTGTATTTATAATCATAATATTAGAATCTTTAGGAACTAATTTTGTTACATTTAATGAAGTAGCTACAATCCAAAACGAATATCTTTTTATTAATTTCAAATAAGCAGGCTCTGATTCTCCACCATCTGGCCAACTTCCTTTATATCCTGGATTATATTCACCTTCATCCCGAGTTGTTTGTCCAATAATAATCCCTATTTCAGGTTTTTCAAGTTTATTGAATATGATTTTCCTAAAACTATGTTGATATATATTTTGATAATCTTCACCTTGTTTTATTTCAGCCTCTTTTAAAGAATCATCAACAGGAGCATACAATTTATTTTCAATTTTATTTTGAAAATAAATTGTATCATGCAAAACTTCTCCAAAACGTATTTCTATACCAAACCATTCAGATTGCTTTTTCATTATGATTACCCTTTCAATAATGTTACATAAACCCAATTATCTCCTTCAAAGATCAATTTGTTTTCACAAATGACACATTCCAACGTCTCGGACAATATATCTTTAAGCAAATACGGAGTAATGCAAAAGAAAATAGGTTTACCATCATATTGAATGTTTGCTTCCTCTTCAAACCACCCACAATCAGCTTTTGATTTAACTATTATTTTGTTTTTTGAAATTTCAATTTCGATTGATTCATCTAATATGTGCTCACGTTTTGAAAATACAGAAGCACGTTCGACAATATCAAAAATAGTTTTTGGAAAGGTAATTGATTCACCTTTGCCTTCAAGAAAATTCACAGTATTTGGATATTCATCTTCAAAAGTACGACAAGATATTTCTGTACCATCAAGTGTTTTAAAATGAATCCAACCTTTACTTTCAGCAATTGAAACAGGATTTAATCGTTTTACTTCAATAGCAGAAGGTGCAGGTATTAAGAAAGTATTTACAGGCATTTCTTTACCATCAAGATCACATTTTACAATTTTAAAACTATCTGATGCTTCAATAAAACCTTCTTTATTTACATGAATACAAGTAAGAATCGGTCGACTGGTATCTGTTGCACAAGTTGGAATAACAAATGATAGATATTTAAGAAATGATTCAGGCAATTTGTACCATTTACCTATTTTGTCGATTAAAGGTAACTTTATTTCAGCCTGAAGTGATAAACCTGCTTTTGCTTTTTTACTTTCAATTCTGAGTTCTTCACCATCAATAATGACTTCAATTTCATCTTTCTTTATTTTAGAAAGTAAAGCATACAATTCAATTGCTTTTACAGCACCTTCAATTTCTATGCATTCAATTGGGTGAGAGATAGATATTTCATCATTGTAAGTAATTACTTTACCATCTTTAAAAGCAAAGAAAGTTGCTTGCGGAATTGATTCTTTATTTGAAAGCCCAGGTTTTACTATTTCTAGTGCTTTTAGTAATTCTTGTCTTTTTATAATCATGATTCAGGTTCAGTTAATTCTATATTACACATTTTTTTACTAGAATTATTATTAACAATTGATCTTTCCCAAGCCTTTATTTCTGCTAATGTTGCAGTTTCAGGAAAAAGTTTCTCTTGATAAATATAGTCCCACATATCTTCTGTGACTTGAATAGTCCTTTTAAATTTAATTAAAAACATAATTTTTTCATTTTAATTAGTTTATCTAAGATATTATCACTTTTACTGCTTTTTGGAATCATTGCATATGATACTAGAATGTTTAAATTTTCTGTTCCCAAGTTATTCTCTTGCATTTTTCTCTGTAGCGTACGAATTGATTTTATTTCATTCGATGCTAAATATAATATAATATTTGAAAATTTTGCAATAGTTTTCATTAAATAAATAGCATTCCAAGCAGCACGTAATTTAGCGCTAGTCTCAAGTTCAGTCAAAGTGAAATGGTGTTCATCTAGCAATTTTTCAATTTCTCTTTTATACCCTGGATGTTTTAGAAATGAAGAATTACTTTGAGAAATTTTATCAATATTAAAAAACCCAACAACTTCTGACCCAATATGTTTCTTTACCCCTGTACCTATTGGAATGCTATTTATATAGCAATTTTCTTTTTTCGATAAATCACTTGGAACAATTGGTAGATCAATTAATCCATATCCTCCACCCCTCAATCGCCATGATGATGAGTCTACACTAAACCAGTCATAAGCTAAAGTAAGTTTAAGTGAAGTTACTGCAAATCCATGAAATTTTACTTTTGCTTTACCTTTAGAGTCAAGTATGTGAGGAACACAAATTTTGTCTAACCATTCTTTCCTCTGCATACTTGTTCTATCATTTGCAGGACTTATTCCAATATATGGACCACCTTCTTTTATTAGTTTTTCAATAGCCCATTCTGGATCATCTTGGTGAAATGTATGTAGTAATTTTTCCGTAGGAAGTCCTGCTTTTAGCATCTTTTGATAATTTGCCCATCCTTCCCAAGCAGCGGTATCAGCTTGAATAGATTGTACCTTTTCATTAGGTTTTCCTGGTATTACGTCCAGTGTTGCAATAGCATCAAGGTCTTTTGCATAGCGTTTACAGAATTCAATGTAATTATCAAGGTTTATTCTTTCACCTCGATTCCATACCGAAAATGCTCCTGAATCAAGAAATATTCTCATTTTTTAATTTTTTAATGTTAAATAAATTGAAGAAAACAGGATTCGAACCTGTGGATGCAAGGGTATTGATACTAGGTTATCACCCTTCCACCTCTTCCTAGTTAGCATTAAACCACTCTGCCATTTCTTCAATTATTTCACAGTATATTCTGCTATTATATTGATAAACGTTCCTCCGCGTGGATTGAAATTGCTTGTTACTTTCATGTAACGTGGTTTACATACAGAAACACAGTCATCTAAAATTATATTTGTAATAGTTTCCATGAAAGAACCAAGATTCCTAAATGCAAGAAAATAAATCTTTAAACTTTTAGTTTCAATGCATAACTGATCTGGAATATATTCAATTGTAATTGTAGCAAAATCGGGCTGACCTGTTTTAGGACAAAGACTAGTAAACTCATTGAAAATAAACTGAGTAACATAATTCCTTTGTGGAAATTTGTTTTGAAATGTTTCTAGCATTTCTGAGGTAGGATTATTATATACATACTTCGTCCCATGGTTTCCTAATTGAGTTAATTTTTTTATATCGTCTTTCATAGTTTTATTAATTGGATTAATTCATTTCTTGTATCAGCTTCATTTAAAAATACTCCTGTAAGACTTGAGGTAGTCATTACAGAATTTTGCTTACTTACACCTCGTTGACACATACATAAATGCTTTGCTTCAATAATGCAAGCAGCACCTTTAGGTTGTAAATATTGCATTAAAGCATCAGTTACTTGCTTTCCTATTCGTTCTTGTATCTGTAAACGCTTAGCATATATATCAAGCAGGCGAGCAAGTTTAGATATTCCGACTATTTTTTTATCGGGAATATACGCAATGTGTGCTTTACCAAAGAAAGAAATCATGTGATGCTCACAAGTTGAGTACATTTCTATATTTTTTAGTAAAACCATTTGATCTGTTGTATCATCTTCAAAGCAAGTAAAAATGTCTTTTGGATCTTGATGACACCCTGCAAACATTTCTCCATATGATTTAATTACACGTTTTGGAGTATCTCTAAGTCCTTCTCTTGTAACATCTTCTCCAATATATTGTAAAATACGTGTAATATTGTCTTGAATATTATCTTCACCTCCTGGACAAGCTGTTTCCCATGGCATAACTAACCATTTATTGGAATAAAATTGTGTTTCAAATAAAGCATGATAAGTTATATCATCTCCATATTTTTCAACGTATGTCCCAAGAGTACATCCTGTAGAAATAACATCATCAAGAATAAAATTAGCATTTTCTGGCTTATGTACAATTTTAGCTTTTTTTAAAAATGCAGTTAAAATCATTCCACCTTTTGGAATTCCATAAACCGTATATTCTGGACGGTCAATTTTTTCAAGTCTTTCGAAAACTTCTTCCCAGCTTACATAGTATTTTGCATTCATAAAGCAAGTGCATTTTTTAAAACAACATCCCAGGTCCCTTCATAACTAACTGGATCAACTAAACCTAATTCATTAAATGAGAGAATTCTCTCAACACATGATCCACATTTTCCACAAGCAACAATTTGTTCTTTATAACACGTACGAGTCAACAGGTATGGTACTTCAGTAGAATTACTATATCCTATTCTAAGAATTTCTGCCTTCGAAATGTTCATAAAAGGAACATATAAACCTATTTTTCCGTCTGATGAGTGAGATATTGTTTTTTGTAATGATACTAAAAAATCTGGCCTACAATCTGGGTAAATATGATGGTCCCCAGCATGTACAGCTAATCCAATTGTATCTGCTCTTATTGATTCAGCAAATCCTGCCATAATAGATGCAAAGATTAAATTACGCCCTGGTACAACAGTTTTTCGCATATTATGATTATTGTAGTGACCTTCGGGAATTTTTTCACCTTGTGTTAATAAAGCAGAATTAAAATATTGGAAAGTATATCGTAGATCAAATGTTGTATGATATACTCCATATCCTGCTTCTCTGTAAAATTGAACAAGATCTACTGCTGATTGCAATTCAAATGCATTATGCTTTGATCCATAATAAAATGAACAGCAATGCACTTCATACTCTTGTCTTAATAATGTACCTAATAATGTAGCAGAATCCATTCCACCAGACAAGCCTATAACTATTTTATTCATATTCAATTAGTTAAAAATTAATGATTAAAAAGTAAAAACCCAGATAAAATGAATTACACAATATCTGGGTTTTTTGTTTTATTTACCGAATTTATACAGACCATCTGCACTTTGAACAACCAACTTTGGAAATTGATTGTATTTAGGATTTTTGCAGTCCGTTAACAATGTTTGAAAACTTGTAGCGGAAGCATCCGGGAATTTCTTTGCAAGCATTTCAATCAATTGAACTTTTGTATATTTTCCTTTTTCAATGAATGGCGAAATGAAAGCAATTCTTTCTTTGGTAAGTGTTCCTTTACTTCCTGCAGGTGATTTTACTTTAGTTTCAGTTTTTGCCTTTGCTGCAGGTTTTGCTTCTTCAACTACTTTTCTTACCGCTTTCTTTGCAGGTTTTTCTTCGGGTACTTCTTCATCATCATCCGGAGCCTCTAACATGTCATCTGTATCCACTACATAATTCAGCATTTCTTCGCGAAGTTCATCAATGTCTTTTATTTTAAGATCTACGTCTTCGAATTCCGGGTAGGTCTTTGCAATTTCCTTCAATTCCTTCAATGTGGTAGCATCCTGGACAAATTTGTAAACATTTACTTCTACTTCTTCTTCAGGCTCGTCTTCAGGTTCAACTTCTTCAACTACTACTTTTTTGATTGCTTTTCCTTTTGCAGGTTTTGCTACTTCTTTTTTTGCAGGTTCAGCAGTTACTTCGGCAATAATAGCACGAGTAGCATCTGATAATTCATCATCATCTGTAATAAAATCACTTGCTTCTTTTATGCCTTGAATTAAGACATCTTCACCACCATCCAAATCAATACCGGTATCAAATCCAGGTAATTCATTAATTTCTGCTGCTGCTTTTTTCAACTGTTTTAAATTTGCCATACGTTTTAAAATTTTAAATTAATAATATTAAATTAAGTTCACTGTCAAAGCCAGGTTGCATTAAGCAGAGCCTGGCTTCTTCAAACAAAACAACTAACTAATTAACCAACTTTTAAACCAATTACCATGAAAAACAAATATAACAATTATTTTTTAGCATTAAAATTTATTTTCAAAAAAGAATAAATTATTTACGAAGTTTTTCCAAATCCTCAATAGACATCTCTCTTAATTGACCATCTTGCTTTTCGGCAATTAAAGCATCAATTTTTTGATTATGTGCCTTATTATCGGCAGCATTTCGTAATTCTTCATTTTCTTTCTTATTGGTGAGGTAGACATCTTTAAGAATATCAAATCTTAATTGATTTTCAACATCTACAGTGCTACTACCCACTGCGAACACCCAAGTTGCAAGAGCATTTCTAACTATTATTTAAACCCTGCAAATTTATGCATTTGAATTGAAAGTTTCCAACCTGGATTATTCTTTACAAATTCAACCGCACCTTTAATATTTTCCGTACTTTCCTTTGTATATGGATTCATAAAAATTATTGGAGAGATATAATATTCATCTGCACCTGAAATGCTTCGTATATTTGGAAGATTAAGATTTTTGCTATCAAAAGGAAATCTAAATTCTCCACAAAATCCATCTTTAAAATCAGAATGCAATTGATCTAAATCTTTTGGAGAACAAGAAATATAATCAAATTGAAATGGTAAACTTATTGTGCCATTTGTCTCCAATAATTGAGCATAATTATCTTCAAAAAATTCACAAATTTCCTCAGTTAATTGTAAAAGAGGTTCTCCGCCTGTCCAAATGATATTCAAACATTTATATTTACTAATTTCATCCAAAATTTCCTCTACTGTCATTTCTTTATAAGCTACCCATTCAGTGTCACAGAAATCACAAGATAAATTGCATCCAGCAAGTCGAATAAATATAGCAGGCATTCCAGTATTAAATCCTTCTCCCTGTATGGAAAAAAAGATCTCATTTACTTTAAGCTTCATAACGTGCAGAAGTTTTATCGGTTTCACTAACTGTTACAGCATTTATTTTTATACCATCTCGATATAGATCTGGTAGAAGTTCTTTGCATTTAATAAAGATTACACGTGCCATGTTTTCGGCAGTAGGATTACATAAAGATTCATTTGTAATGAAATATTGACCATCATTTAAATCTTTATGGTCAAAAGTTTCATCAATCCATTTTTTAATAGGTTCAAGTCGTCTGTAATCAAAAACCATTCCAACACTATCTAAAATGTTTGAAACTAATTCTACGGTCACTTTATAATTATGACCATGAAACGTTGAACAAGGGTGATCCTCAGGCAATCTCCGAAGATGATGCCCTGCACTGAAATGAAATTCTTTACTAATGGTATACATTTTTAAATTTTAAATTAAACAAATATTGAAATTATTTTTAAGTCTACAAATAGTATTCGTATTTATTTTTTAGTAAATTAGATTTATTGATTACCAATAACTTGTGAGGAAAGGCAAACCCCTTCGTAAATTCTGTAAAACATGTACTTGATGGTTATTATCAAATTCACCTTCTCTTATTACAATCTCGTTTATTCGCATAATTCCAAGAGCTTTTTCTCGACCATCTTTATCTTGATTCAATGCATAGAAAGCAGTTGGATGAGCATACTTTCTCTTATCTTCAGAAAAGTTTTCCATTTTAACTAAATTCTTTGTATAAGCATTTGCGTCTGTTTGTGTAACCCAAATTACTAAAGCATGTCTTTCTTGTGATAAACCACGACCATCCATCCAAATCTTATTTTGTTTATGGCGAAACTCTTTTACCGTTTCATCATCCATAATATCTGGGTAATCAAAGAAAATTACATCAGGCATAAATCCTTCTTCCTTTTCCCAGATATCTAGTATCATTTTTGCTTTGCGTATTGATAACGTTCCATTGGAATGTGTTGATATTTTAAATTGCCGATTGTACTTTATAAAAAACTTTGAAATTACTTCCTTTGCTTCATTACTTTCTAAAGGATATTTTATATTGATTTTTTTTAACCAAGGTGTTCCCCAACTATTCCTTTCAAAGTCCTCACAAATTCCACAAGGTTTATAATCTGAATTTTCTTTAAATGCTTTTTGAAGTTCATTGATTGTTATTTCATTTCGAATATAATCTGTACTTAACTTTTCAAATACTCCATAATCTCCTCTACATTCCTCTCTAGTACATTGTCCAGTCTGATTGAAAATACAATCCTTTACAGGTTCAAACATTTTACCTACATACTTTTCAAGATTAGATTTTTTTGCAAGATGTACTGCTATTCTTTTTAATTGCTGTCCTTCAGTCATATCACCTGCCTGAAAGAATGCTACTTTTCGTTTTTGTTTTGCTGCGCGAATTGCAAGTTCAAGTAACCAAAATGACTTTCCACGTTTTTCAGAAGCCATGATAGCAACAAACCCGTCTCTAACCATTTGATCATTCCAAAACGTCCCTAATGCTCCAGGAAATTTAATAAGTACCTCATTGGAAGTTGTAAATGCTTTTTCTACTTTTTCAAGTACAGATTCATGACTTAAATCAATCCAATTGCCTGAATCTTTTGAAATAGGTTTAAATGATAATGCTTCTTTTTGTGCTTCAAGTAATTGACCTGTCTCAACTAATCCATTTATTTTTTCTGTATGCTTTCGTAAATGTTGTTCATTGAAATAAGTAATTGCCTCATCAACTAAATAATCAACATTTATACTATCATTTTCAAACTCCTGAGATAAACCATCTAATATATCTTCAATATCACTCACTAAATTTTTTGGCAAACCATTCTTTACTTTTTGATAGAATATGGTAGTTATTTCTTTGCCGGGTGATTTGTTGTATTTGTTAAAATATTCTAAACACCACGATGCTATACGTTTTGCCGTAGGTGATTCAAACAACGATAAATCCCATTTGCCTTGTAATTGTTGGATAAAATCCGTAGAAACAATAAGGCCCGTAATTAAGCGTCTTTCTATCATCTTTCTGCTCTAAAATCGTTTCCTGTCATATTTACTATCTTACCCATGCTTTGAATTCTTGAAGGTATTCGATTGTCACCTAATTTTTCTCCTAATTCTTTTAAATCTAAATTGGAAGTAAAAACAGTGGTTAACATATTTTCATACCGCCTGTTGATTAACAAATAAAGCATTTGATAAGCCCACTCTGTTGATTTTTCTACTCCAAAGTCATCTAATACTAATAACTTTGCTTTACTATATCTATCTAAAATTTCAATTTCACTTTCAGAAGAATTTTTAGCATAGCTACTTCTAAACTTTGAAAGCAATTCAACAGAGGAAATAAAAATATTAGTTTCTAAATCATAGTTACTTTTTATATTTGCAACCATCATTTGAGCAGCATACACGGTCTTTCCTGTTCCATTCGGTCCCCAAATATACTTTCCTTCAATGTTTCCTTTTAATTCTTTTGGAAAAGGTACTTTTTGTAATGCTTCCCTTATGATAAGTGGAAATAAACAAAGTACTTTAGTAAAAAAGAAAGCATCTTCCTCTGGCCAAAACTTGGTAAAATTATTTACTTCTTTCATTGTTATTTAGTATTAGTTATGTATTCATCTGAATCTCGAAAATTGCTACTTACAGCATTTTTATATATTTTTTTACTTTGGTTAGATTTTCCATTATATGAAGATTCATTCATTTCCCAAGTACGAATAGCTGCTTTCCAATTTTTCATTTTATTTTTGCCTATTAGCCATCCTTTGGATGAATAAAAGTCAATAAACATTTTTGGATTTACTTTATTCTTTCTTTCTTGGCAATATTTATTTACTAATTCTAAAGAGGGTGGGATTATTGTTTCTTCTTTTATTGGAAGTGTAGATTCTTCACGCGTACGCGTTATATTCCTTTTTATTATTTTGTTATTATTATATTTGTTATTATTAATTGACCTCTCGTTTTGAAATGTCTTGCCCTCTCGTTTTGAGAGGTCTTGCCCTCTCACAAGTTTAGCTAAATTATCTAAATTTATTCTCAACCATTCTTTTGCAGGAATTCCTTTAGACTTAATTTCTAAAATTCTTCTTTGGATTAATTCCTGCTTACAACGGCGAATAACACGTTCCCCTAAATTTAATTCCTCCATTTGACTTTCATGTGTTAGAAAGAACCAATCATCATTTTCAGGATTATTTTTTTGAAAATATTTTGATTTGCTAATATAATTTCCAAGAACGATTGCTTCAAGTAATCCTAATATTTGTATTAAATTTTTGTTAACAACAATATATCCATTAGTATTGTATGCTTCTGAAACGAAATAATTGGTAATCGTTTGTTCTTCATTGTAAGGTTTCATAGATTAGAAGTTTAAAATAGGAAACCCAATGATTTCAGCGGTGCCGCGCTTACTTTCACTGGGTCCTATCCTTAATTACTTATATTTTGCTAGATATGGCACTATCTATTGTTTTAATCAGAAAACAAATATAAAAAACAATTTTATTACTTCCAAATAAATTATTAGTATTTTTTATCTTCTGAAACGTAGCCCTAATTCTGCTTCACAAGTTTCCCTAGTATCTGGGTGAACAAAGCAACATAATTCCTTATCTGATTTTGCCATAAGGTATTCTAAAGTTAAATATTTATTATGTGCTTGAGCATTTTGCATTGCATTTTTTCGAGCAGTGCTTATAAGTTCAAATTCAATATCGAAATCTTCTTTTTGATTTAAACCTAAAAGTATTTGGTTTTTAAGTGATTTATAACCTGTAGTTGAATCTGTTAATGTTAGCATAATTGCAACTGCAAGATTTGTGCAAAGGCTATTATTAATTCCCCAGTCAAACAAAGGAACATTGTATTTGTACTGTGACTTAATTTCCTTGGAGTTTAACAACTTTCCATTTAGATAAACGGTTTTTGTGGCTGTTATACCTTTTAAAGTGTGTTTCATGATTTTTAGTTTAAATTGGTTAATAGTTTTAGTGACAATTCTAAAGCTCGTTTGTGGATAAATTCAATAGGTTGATACTTATTGTTATGAAAGGCCAAACGGGAAAAAGTATAATCATAAGTATCTACAATAGTTTGATAACTATGTATAGTTCGAACAAATAGATATTTTACATTTTCCTGTCTCATTTCTGCGCTAGTTTTTTCAATTTTTGTTTTCAAGTTTAAATGGGCTTGAAAGAGAATATGACTTAGCGCTTGATATGGGTTATTAAGCATCCATAAAGTATTCATAATTTTTATTTAAGTTAATATTTGTTTTACTAAATAATCAGCTTCCTTTTGTTCCATTGATCCTGGGTCTCCTTTAATTTCAACACGAAATGCATTAACACCACGGAATTTTAATTCTCCTATTAAAATAGTTGCTTTTTCATGTGCTGCTAATTCTTTTGAAGTTGTACTTGGGCCATCAAAAATTACTGCGACTCGTTTAAACATTTTTGATATAAGATGTACTTGATCGGTAGTAAACCCGATTCCTGACGTAGCAAACGACGATCGACCCAAGCGCCATACATCGGAGGGACCTTCAACACAGATCCCGGTCTCGAATTTCTCTTGCCGTAGTAAACGACTCATGTATAGTATTGATTTATGCGGCATGATTTCTCGATCTTTTGGACAAGCCATATATTTTGAAATGTGTTGATCTGTTATATCTCTCGCATCGAATGAAACAATATTTCCTTTCCAATAAAATGGAATTACAATGCGAAATCTATAATCTATACTATAATCCTTGTCTTTAATTCGACTAATAGGACCTGTTCCGAGCAACCCAAATTCTTTTTCTAGTTTATCAGGATCAAAATTTCTACTTTCTAAATATTTTTTATGACTTGTTTGCAAAGGAAGAGAATTACTTGGGAGTTTAAAAGGTTTAGTATTTAACAATACAACAGGTTCTTTATGAAAAGTTTTACCTCCATATTGTTTTGATATTGATCTTGCTTCCTTTTCACTTACACCAAGTAATTTAGAAATCGTTAGTTCAATGGGTTTCCACCCACATCGCCAACATACATAGAAGTCTTGATCTAGATTATAAGAGAGATGCGGGCCGGGGTTTCCTGTACAAAATGGACAATCAATATTAACAAACCCCGGCCTACATTGTTTATATCCCTCGGTAAAATGAGGGATATTGTAATCAGTATAGAATTGAATTATGTCCATTTAACTAGCTTTCTTATTCCTCATCCAACCTTTGAACTTAGTATGTTTTGGTTGAAAAATTGCTGAGGAATTTACATCGTTACAACCCCCATACGTGTGAATTTGTTTTCCTTTTTTAGTGCGTGCTAAAGCTGCTTCATGTTTTGCACGTTCTACGTTTGAATTTTGTGGACGATTGTTTGTTTTTTCTCTGTTTGGAGTAAAAAAACCTACGAGTGATAATAAAGATTTTAGTTTCATAATTGAAAAATTTTTAATTGGTTATATAATATGCATTTTTTAATAAATAATCAATATTTACTTTCTTGTCAATAATTCGTCTACTTTTTAATGACAATATTTCTAGACGATTTACTACAATAAGAGATTCTTTGCCTGCAGGAAGTACAAAATGTCGTTTGCCACCTGCTACTTTGTTTACTTTGGTTAATTTTGACCTCTTATCCGCATAACGTTTGGCTAATGAAAAGTGAGCCCAACCGGTAAATACACGAATATTAGAACGGTCAGTCACGTAAATTACCCAAACATTTGTAATCCAAATTAACAAATTACCAACCCAACCATTATATATCTTTTTCCAATATGGAAAAATTAACTTTTTTACTTTGGCCAATAACTGTTTCCATAATTTTTTGAATTCTTTCATGATTAATTGTTTTTAGTTTATAAATATTCCTGCATTAATTCTATTAATAAAGATTCATTTTCAGTTTCTATTCCATCTGTAATAGCATCAACTATCTTTCTTTTTGCATCAAGCAATTCTGCTATTTTTTCCTCGATGGTATTTATTGCAATTGCATAATAGATATTTACTCCTCTTAATTGACCAATCCTATGAATTCTATCTTCCATTTGATCCATCTTTTTTGGACTCCAACCTAATTCTACTACAAGCATATTACTTGCTGCTGTTAAGGTAATACCAACTCCTCCAGCCATCAAATTTACAATAAATAATTTAGTATTCAAATCATTTTGAAAGGAATCAATCGCTTCCTGTCTTTTTGTCCCAGTTACTGAACCATCAAGTTTTACTGCTATTTTTGGAAATGATTCGATCAATTGATTTATTACAAAGGTATGTGTGGTGACAATTACTAGTTTTCCTTCAGTTTCAAGATAATCCTCAACCCATTTAACGACTCCATTTAATTTACCTTGAACTGCAAATTGTTTTAATCCTTCTGTTCTTGCTTTTGCATTTAGGAAAGCTTTTGAATCAATTAAATGACCATTGACTAAATTTGCTTTTACAAATGATTTGTAATCTGCTTCTGCTTTTGAATATTCTTTTCTATTTTCTAATTCAATTGGAACAATCGTTCTTATTTTTGCAGGTAATTCCGGCAAGACATCTTTTTTAAGCCTGCGCAGCATTATTGGAATAAGTTTTTTATGTAATTCCTCTGTCTTCATTGATCCTTTAAAATTCCAACCATACCTATCTTTTTTAGGATCACAATATTTCCATATAAAATCCCATTGGTCAGGGAATATCGTTGGATCAACAAAGTTTATAGTATTAAATAATTCATATGGATGGTTTTCTACAGGTGTTCCTGTTAAAGCAAGTCGATGTGGTACATTTTTTTTAAGTTTCCTTATTGCAGACATTCGTTTTGTTGAACTATTTTTTATGAAATGAGCCTCATCAAGTATCATTATTTTAAATTCTTGTTTGAGTAATTCCTTTGTCCAATATGTCAATATATCATAATTGATTATAATAACATTCCCTATTATTTTTGAAGGTTTTTCCCCATTTAAAATTTGAATATGTGGAACAGGATTCATCCAGTTTTTAATTTCTCTTGCCCAATTTATTTTTACTGATGAAGGTTCTATAATAAGAGCAGGACGGATTTCTGGATGCAATTGTAAATAAGCAATTGCCTCAATAGTTTTTCCTAAACCTTGTTCATCTGCGATTAAACAACAACCATTATGTTGCTCGATAAATTGCACACCAATATTTTGAAATGATCGAAGTGTGCCTTTTAAACCGGGAACTGTATATTTTTCATCAATATTATTTAAAAGGAATGTTTCAAGTCGCTTATCAATGATAAAATTCCAATCCATTACTTTTTTCAAATTTTCCTTAGTAAGAGGTGTAGACCAACAATCAATACTACTATGATAATTTCTAATAGTAAGTGTTTTCATATTGGCAATATCCTTCTTATTAGAAGGAAACTTCATTTTGATTAATTTCCTCCCATTAGCGTCTTTTGCAAGTGTGGCAGTTTTCATTTGAGATAAAATTTAATTTTTAGTAAATTGTTCTGATACATTCACTAATTGTTTTCACTGTGAGATAATGGCTTGCTGCATATTCAAAATGCTTTGCAACCATAATGTTTACATCTTTTATATTGTTACCGTCAGCAATTAACTTTGCAATTACTTTGTTTTTTAATTCTTGTTTTGTCATTCTATTTTCCTCCTTACTACTTTTCTTGTTTTAATCTTTTCCATTATTAATTGATATTTTTCTGTATATCTAGGATTTTTACGTCTTAGAATAGTATAGAACATCTCATTTTCTTTTATGAGAAATGGCCGGTCTCTTAACGACACATCAGTAGGAAACAATGATAATACTAATTCCTCAGATAATGTGTTAACTTTTCCGTTGAAATACTCGAGGAAAGACACATGTTCATTTTCAAAAAGTGCATTTATCTCACACTTTTTAAATGTATCTTTCCAAACATAATCTTTGTTAGGTGTCGCTTTTACTAGATATTTCATTCAATACTCCTATATTGGTTTACTTTTTTAATGAATGTAAAGTACTGTTGAGCATAGTTATTATCTTCATGCGTTTCCTTTACTTGCTTTTCGAACTGAATGAGGTTACCTCGAAAACATCCACAGACAACTTGTATATCATTATCACTTGTCCAATAGACAGTGGTTTGTGCATTTCTTGATTCAATTTTTGGTGAAACCAAACGTTGTGGATTTTCCTTATAGTCTCTGCAATATGTACAACCTGTGCAATCTCTGCAACCTGTACAACCTCTGCAATCTCTGCAATATGTACAATCTATGCAACCTGTGCAACCTGTGCAATCTCTGCAATATGTACAATCTATGCAATCTATGCAATCTCTGCAACCTGTACAACCTCTGCAATCTATGCAATCTATGCAATCTCTGCAATCTCTGCAATATGTACAATCTATGCAACCTGTGCAATCTCTGCAATATGTACAATCTATGCAATCTATGCAATCTCTGCAATCTATGCAATCTCTGCAACCTGTACAACCTCTGCAATCTATGCAATCTATGCAATCTCTGCAACCTGTACAACCTCTGCAATCTCTGCAATATGTACAATCTATGCAATATGTACAATTAATTAACGTTAGACTTTTCTGCGTTGCAGAGTCTTCTGTTTCGTAATATGCATTCCACTTATTGCCTTTTTCATCAATAAAAAATTCATTTTCTTTTTTCATGATTTTTCAATTTTAGTTAGTAAACCTTTTTTCAATTTTCTTTGCAATATGCACTCATGCAAAGTATGGTGTAACTCATCATCTACGATGGTTTGCTCAGCTTTCTTTTTTGGAGTGATAAAATGCATCTTATTCCTTTTTAGGAATTTTGCAAGTTGTCTGCCTGTTAATCCTTCTGGTAAATGTAATTCAATTTTTTTCATCTTTTTAGTTATTAATGGTTACATATTGCATTTTTGGAGTCTGTTCATCTGTATATTTTTTAAGAACATCAAATCCTGAGTTCATCATTTCCATACCACCTGTCAACATTAAGTAATCCATTTTTTTAATAATGTCTTTTGGTGCAGTAATATGATTTGTATAACGTGTAATACCATTGAATAATGCCCAAATCGTTTTTCCTTGCTCATCAATAGATGTTTGCAAGGAATCTGAAAAATCTACAATTTTGTTTTTCTTTTGCGTAGAAATTTTACTTGTATCATCATTTATATCAACTTTAAAGATTTTATTTAAAACTCTTTCTATTGCTTCATCTCGAATTGGAAGATCTGCCATCTGTTTGAATTTAACCATCAATAAATCATCTTTTGAGATTGTTTTTCTTAATTCTTCCTTTGCGACTTCAATCCTTTCTTTCATGGTTTTTGTATGTCTGAATTTTTGTACTTCACCGTAGGCTTGAAAGAATGTATTTTGACAAACCACGGTGGTATTAGCACTTCCAAATCCTACACTAATTGAGCCATCATGTGCATTTAAACACGTTACCCAACGTTTAATTTCTGAATTACCGATTATTTCCTTTGGCAATTCAGCTTGCAAATAAACCTTTTTACCAAATTTTAATTGACCGCCTTGTGTTAATTCAATATCTAATCCTTCAATAGCATTGAGAAGGATCATTGCAAGTTCACTGTTTTGGAGAGGAACATAATTTTGACCTACGGTACCTAACCAAAAATTGTCACGTTTAAATATACCAAAGGATTCGGTAGGTAATACTAAACCATCATTATTTAACGCAGTTAATGGTTTCTTTTCTGCCGACCAATTTAGATCTGTTTTTTCAAGCAAATCAAAACATCTTTCTTCAATTGTATTCATAGTTTTTAAATTAAGTGAATAAATTAGGGAATCTGGATGGATTCGAACCAACTACTGATGCGCCAGTTCCATGTCCTTATCTCTAAGGCAGACTCCAAGTATTTTTACAATTCGATTAATTTAGTTGAACAATCAAAGTGAATAGTTACACCGCTATATGTAGAATAGTGGCCTTTGTCTTTTGATTCAGTGTATCCTACTTTTATTACATGAGGAAGCTTTTTAATTTTTTCCTTTTGTGTTGGAGTAATTCCATTATATCCAAGTTTCATTCTAATAACTCCATTTTTTCGATTGTCAATAAAACAAAAACCAGCTTCACTTCCAAGAATTTGTTCAATCCTTTGTCTGATAGGACTTTTTTTGGATTCATTTTCTGTAGATGTAGAAAATTCAGGAAACAAATGATCTAATGCTTTTTCTGCTTCTGGAAAAACATTATATGTATACATTAATTCATTTCTTGTACAAATATATTTTTTCATATCATTAAAGTTTAATTGTTTTTACTACGAAAACCACGTAACCTCTCGACTACGTGGTAATAATATTATATGTTTTAATAGTTTGTAGGGCAGATTTTACTCACGTGGTAAAACAACAAGATACCAATAACCACTTAGCCCACATAATACACCATCCTTTCTTTTTGTAAGTAACTCCTTATTAAAGTTAACCATTTTTACCAACAAAACCACATAACCTTTCGATTATGTGGTAAAATACGGGTAAAAATCGGTATTTACTTTGCAAACTGATATATTCCTTTCTCGGTCACTTTTACCAGTTTTTCAAATTTATTGTATTTCGGGTTTTTACAATCTGTAAGCACCGTGGAAAGTGTTGAATCAGAAAGATGAGGAAGATTTTCTTTGCCAATTTCCATTAATTCCTTTTTTGTTTTGTTTCCTTTTTCAATAAATGGAGTCAAAACAGATACTAATGAAGGACCTTTTTCCTTTTTCACTGCGGATTGTTTTTCGGTTTTTTCCTTTTTCTCTTTGATAAATTTACCAACACTTTCGAAATCTTCAACTTTTAAAATTTCGATTTCTTCTTCTTCGTTTGCTTCAAATTCTGGATCAATGTAAACGGTTGACACCTTTTTGATAGGTTTCTTTTCTTCTACATCGTCTTTTACCGGTTTCTGATTAGGTTTTACTACAACCTTGGCATTTGTTTTTCTTGCAATTGTTTTCATGATTAAAAAGTTTAAAGTTAATAAATAAGAATGCTTTAATTAATTTTTTCAATACGAAGTATTTCTATTATTTTACGTAAATGATCAATGATAAACACATAAAATAAAAGACAATCTCCAATAATAAGCTTTTGTTTTGCCTCTTCAAGAACCTTGTCTCTTTGTTCTTGATTCATACATTTTTCATATTCCTTTTTGAAATAATCTAAGTTTTTCATAGTATTTCCTTTTTTTATTGTTTTTACTGGCAAAACCACGTAGCCTTTCGATTACGTGGTAAAATTGATTTATTTTAAATTCCTTTTTAAGGTTTAATAATTTTATGACAATTATAAGTATAATACGTAATAAAATAATTATTAGTTGAATCTACTACACTATAATTATATGTATCAAGTGTAGTTTGATTATCATAAGGCATTAATACTTCTTTATTACTAATAGAAATTGTATCAATACCGTGCATCATAATTGTTTGCTCCGAACAATCCCAACAAAATTCCTCTTGTTTTATTTCTTCCTTTTTGCAATTAGTTACAAAAATCATAGAAAATAAAACAAGTGGTAAAATTAAATTTTTCATGATATTCCTTTTTTGGTTTTACCAACAAAACCAGGAAGCCTTTCGACTACCTGGTAAAATTGTTAGCGTTTAAAATCATTCCAATTTGTATCAAATTGAATTATTCTCTCATTGTTTGAAAATAATTCATTGAATAATTTCTCTGCCTCAGCAAAAAGAGGTTCGTCAGTAGTTTTTGCAAGAAGTTCTTCATAAGCAACTTTTGCCTTTTTGTAGTTTTCAAGGTTAAGAATTCCTTTGTCATTTTTCTTAGCCCAAATTTGGAGATGAACGTTAAAGTATTTCATTTACTTTATCTAATAAAACTGTTAATTGAATAATGTTCATTTTTTCAAGGCAATCCTTTCTTATTATATTTGCCTTTTTTTGGATAAGTTGAATTAATTGAGTTTTCATACAATAACAATTGGTTAATATGTGACAAATTTTTGTCACATTTCGAATATTAAATTCTCATCAGTTAACCTTTTAATTTTGTAAACTCCAGATAAGCACCAGGTTTACTAATTTCAACCCTGTCTCCTATTTTATACCCATCTTGTTCTGCAAAAATAATAAACATATCATTTAAATAAATTCCAATACAGTTTTTATATGCCTTACAAGACGTTACATGAGGTAAAAGAACCTTTTTTGTTTTCATGATATTTCCTTTTTTAGTGAATAAATATATTTCCTTTTTTACTGGCAAAACCACATAACCTTGCGATTATGTGGTAAATTATATGTAATACAATACATGTTATGCGAATTTTAATGTGTTATTTTCCGTTTTTACAACAAGATGTGGAAATTTGTTGTATTTCGGATTTTTTGAATCAACAAGCAACGTTGTAACGGTAACGGGATTCACATTTTCAATTGATTCACAAGCAATCTTTGCTAATTGTTTTTGATCGAATTGATTTGACTCAATTAAATCCGTTAAAAACGCTACGATTTGTTTACATGTTCCGTTTTTTTCAACTTTTTCTTTTTTTACCTTTTCAACAGGTACAACGATTGCTTTTTCTTCGATTGTTTCAACAATTGTTGAAATTTTGGCATCATTGTTTATAACAACGATTTTCTTTGCCGATTTAACGACTTTTTTGTTTGCTTTTTTCATGGTTTTATGTTTTAAAATTGATTTAAATTGTGATGCATGTATTTTTGTACATGCATTTCGTCATAATTTTCAATGACTCATCAGACAATTTTTAGAAACAATGCACAATATATGATGTATAATTAACAATACATAATGTTGCAAAAATAATTATTGTAAATGCTACAACATATTTTATTGATTTGTTTGAATTACGATTTGCATTTAATTTTGCGATTTGAATTTTCTGTGTAGTAGTCATGATTGAAAAGTTTTAAGTTAAATTAATAATTGATTGATTAAAAGTTTGAACATGTATTCCGATTCGACCGTATTTGCAACAAATAAAATATTGTCCAAAAAATACATGTTGTAAAAAAACATGAAAAAATTTATCACCACATTATTATTTTGTTTCGTGGATTTTATTCGATTTTACATGTTGACCGGAAATCGAAAAAACGTTCGAGGTCTACGTCCTCTGCGTTGGTTGATATTTCGGAGTGATCAACATCCGTTTTTCTATTCAGTAACGTTTTAGCACGGTTGAGAGATATCAGCAAACATCGTTTGCATTTTGTTAACGTGTAATACAATTCAATACTTAAATATCGGTATAATTAATTAATCGTCCAAATAAAAATACATCATAATTCATATATAGAATTTACCATACCTAAATAAACCATCAAAAGCAATCATTAATTAAACGATATTAAAATAAATTCATATGTATTATATATAAAACAGCATAAAATATACGTGTAGTAATGCATGTATATGGCAATGGGATAATTATATGGAATGCATAAAATATATATAACAGTACACATATGCATACACCACACTATATGACTACGTATCATTATACTACATACATATACCATACTATTAATCTAATATAATCATATATAATAAAACAATCATAAAGTATACACAATACAATCAATATGCATATATAACATATGCATTGTACCATGCATGTATACACATATACACAACATAACATATGTATGGTATAACATATAGCATACATAATATATACATATTAATAACATCATGTATATATCATTAATTATATATGTATTGATCATTACATATATGTATGGATTAATCATGTGTATTGTATATAACATGCATTGTAATATGATAAAAAAAATTTGTGTGGAGGTGATTGATCGGTCGATTAAAAACATGTATACATGATTGTACCATGCAATATATAATACATTGATAATCAATCATCATTTTGTCACATAAATTGTATTATGTTAAATAGGAATCAGTGCAGAATGATTAACATATTAATGATCAACGAGATAGCGAAAACACGTTTGGCGCCTTGAGGTCAAAAAACGTGTCAGAGATACCCCCTCTATTAGATAGTATTTTTTTTGAATAATTAACCTTTCAGTAGTATAATTGAAATACTAAACACTTACTAACACAATAGTAAAATAGACAATGAATAGAATAATGGTAAATAATATAAAAAAGGAATTATGCATATATGTATTGTATATATACGTTATATTAGTTGTTTATAGTATACTTTTTAATTACTTTTTTAATACTTATGTATAAAGGCTGTTTATAGAATATAGTTTAATATAAAATTAATACGATTTCACCATTATACTAGAATATTAGAGGTAAAAAAAATTTATAAAAAAATTTTCTAGAATTTTGAATTGATTTTTTCGGTTCAAGAAGTAGTACGAATAATCTTTTATTACTGTGAATAGTATAGATTATTTGAAGTTAGGGAAAATATAAAAAGAGAAACTATTTAAGTAATTATAATAATTTTATTGAGATAAAATTATTATAGGCTATGGCAAGAAGACGTAAAAAAGACAAAACACCTGTACATAGAAATGTGATTACTAACACTCCAATAGTTAGTAGTGAAATGGCAGACCAAGAGAATACTAAAATTCTTGAAAAAATTGCCAATGGAACATACGCAAAGCCAGACACCCTTAAAAAACATGGAAACATTGAACCAAAGTTTAAGAATGATTTTATGCGCCAGGTATATTATCTAGCAAAGTTAGGAGCTAGGGATTGTGACATTGCACAATTTTTTGGGGTAGATATTACATGTATAGACCATTGGAAAACCAAAAACCTTGATTTTATGGAGGCCTTAAAAGAAGGCAAGTGGATGTTTGGATTTCGTGTTAGTGAAACATTAGGCAATCGGGCACTAGGATATGATTATACAGAGGTGGAACATAGTCAACACGTAGATAGGTTTGGAGAAATTCGAAACTTAACGAAAGTTACACATAAACATATGGCGCCTGACGTAACGGCAATTATATTCTTTTTGAAAAATAGGCATCGGGATTTATGGGCAGACGTTAACAAGACTGAAGTAGACGCAAGGTATCAAGTAGAACTATCCAAAAAGATGGATTTAACTATTCTTACAGAAGCAGAACAGAAAATGGTAAAAAGTATTGCTATAAAAAATATAAGTACAATCCATGGGGTCTCAGGTAATTGATAGAACATACGTAAAGAAGAAAGATACGAAAGAGGAAACTCTACAAAAGGTACTAGACAATCCTTTTGCAGTATTACTTTCTATGGGTGGACTATCATTATATGAATTTATCCAGGTATTTTGGAATGAAATAGTCGAGGATGAATTTAAAACGAATTGGCATATTGAATATTTATGTAAGGAATTAGAGGAAATTGCAACACGTGTAGGAAACCACGAAAAGAAATTATACGATTTAATTATTAATATTCCACCAGGGACTACAAAAACTATTGTTTGCTCGATTATGTTTCCAGTGTGGTGTTGGACAAAATGGCCCTGGATGCGTTTTATTACAGGAAGCTATTCATCTGATTTATCTCTTGAAAGTGCTGAAAAAAGTCGAGACATTATGCGCTCCGACAAATTTGCTTTACTCTATCCAAATATCTTCATCAAAGAGGACAAGAATACTAAATCGAATTATCGTATTGCTATACGCGAATTAGATGAGGTTGGAAATAGACAACGAGTTGTATTTGGAGGAGGTCGGTTTTCAACTTCGGTAGGTGGAACCATTACAGGATTCCACGGACATATTAATATATGGGATGATCCAATTAATCCAAAGCAAGCCGTCTCAGAGCCTATGTTAAATACGGCAAACAATTGGGTAGATCAGTCTGCAAGTACTCGTAAGGCTGATAAAGAAGTTTCAGTAACAATTATGGTAATGCAGCGTCTTCACCAAAAAGATCCAACAGGACATTTATTAGATAAGAAAGATAAAGTAATTCGACATATTTGCCTACCAGGTGAGATTCGAAATTATAAAGAACAATTAAATCCACCTGAATTAGCAAAATTTTATGTAGATGAATTACTTGACCCAATTCGCTTAAGTTGGAAATCACTAAAGGAAATGGAAGCGGATTTAGGCATATATGGATATGCAGGTCAAGTTGGGCAGCATCCAACACCACCCGGTGGAGGTATGTTTAAAGTGGGAAATTTTCAAATTATAGATACTTTGCCTCATGAAATTAATTGGAATGCAAGAATGCGTTACTGGGATAAGGCTGGTACGGAAGGTGCAGGAAAGAGAACAGCAGGAGTAAAGATGATTAGACTCACAAATAATAAAGTAATTATTGTCGATGTTCGGAAAGGCCAATGGGCTGCAGAAAAGCGGGAACAAATTATAAAAGCAACGGCACAAGCAGATACAAGAGCATTTGAAATTGCAATAGAGCAAGAACCCGGATCTGGAGGAAAAGAATCAGCAGAAGCCACAACAAGAAATTTAGCAGGATTTGTAATAAAAAAGGATTTGCCACATGGTGATAAAGTATATCGTGCAGAGCCTCTTGCAGTACAAGTAAATGAAGGCAATGTAATGCTTTTACGAGGTGAATGGAATCATGACTTTATCGAAGAATTTCGGTTTTTTCCATTTGGAAATTTCAAAGATCAAGTAGATGCTACGTCAGCAGGATTTAATTTAATAATGCAACGAAGAACAGCAAGGAGAATTACATAATGGATAAAATATCTAGACAAGTTGGAAAAGGAATAGTAACGAATGCACAAATACAAACGCTTGCGAGTGCACTTGTATCAAGAATGAATCTTGCAACATCTCTTGGGGTACAATCATATGGAGGTGCTAGAGATATTTATGAAGCTTTAGGATATAAGACATTGTTAACCTATCAAGACTTTGTACTTCGATATGATAGACAAGATATTGCAAAAGCAGTTATAGATCGTCCAGCAATTGCAACCTGGCAAGGTGATTTGTTTATTACTGATTCTAATAAAGGTGAAGACACAGCACTTGAAAAGAAATGGAAAGAACTTGATGACAAATTTTCTTTTAAATCTATATTTTTACGTGCTGATAAATGTGCAGGATTAGGGAAATATGGTGTACTTTTACTTGGGTTAGATGATACAAGGACCACAGAAGATTTTAGAAATCCTGCACGAGTAGGAAGTAAATTACTTTATTTACGGCCTTTTGGACAAGGAAGCGCTATTGTAAATGATTATGTTATAGAAACAACGGATCCAAGATATGGGTTACCATTAAATTATGGTATCACTGTTCAACAAGCAGAACAAGGAAACAGCATGTCTATTACTGTACATTATAGTCGAGTAGTACATATTGTGGATGATATTGTAGAAAGTGAAATTGAAGGTTCACCACGTCTAGAAGCAGTGTTTAATAGGTTAATGGACCTTGAGAAATTAGTTGGAGGTGATGCTGAGATGTTTTGGCGTGGAGCAAGGCCAGGTTATAGTGGAGTTGCAGGTAAGGATTATCAAGTGACGGATGCTACTATGACTGATTTGAAAGATCAAGTAGATGAATTTGAGCATAATTTACGTAGGATATTAATTTCTGAAGGAATTGATTTAAAGGCGCTTGCTCAACAGATCGCGGATCCTGCAACACATGTAGACGTACAAATACAAATGATTGCTGCTGCTACAGGTATTCCGAAAAGAGTCTTGGTTGGAACGGAACGTGGTGAATTGTCTTCTGCACAAGATGCTTTAGAATATAAAATTTATGTGAAGTCTCGTAGAGAAGATTTTGCAGAGTTAAGAATAGTTCGACCATTTGTTAATAGTTTAATTGCGTTAAAAATATTACCTACCCCAAATGGAGGAAAGTATACGGTAAAATGGTCAGATTTATTTGCAGTCTCAGAAGCTGACCGTGTGAAAATTGGATTAGATCGTTCATCAGCACTTAAAAATTACACAAGTTCACCAACAGCTGAGGCAGTAATGTCTCCAGAAGATTTCTTAAAATATGGATTAGGTTTACAACCTGATGATATTACAAGTGTAAAGGATGGAATGAATACAGGAATACTTGAAGAAGCAAGAGCACAAAAAGCAATTCAGCCATTTACACAACCAGCAGCACAACCTAAACAACCAATAGTTAAACCAAAACAACCTATTACAAGAGCAGCAAAATGATTGAAGTCACAACATATAAAAGAAGTGTTGATCCTACACATACAACAGCATTAAGAAATCTGTTCAGTAGAGAAATGCGAAGACGTGTTGATGAAATTATTAAGGTTATTAGAATAAGTGTAATAGATAATAACTGCTTTGGCCTTACTGATGTTAAAACTAATCAGGATGTTGTTCCAACACAGTGGCAAGAATTTGCATATGATGATAGTCAAAATAAAATTGCTGGATTTATTGAATGGTTACAAAAGCAAGTAGATACTAGTATCTTAAATAAAGCATTATTTTCTACAGTATGGTTTAATAAATATATATTAGATGCTTATCAACGTGGAGTAGTACGAGCAAGACAAGAATTAATTAAAGCAGGTTACGTTGTTCCTACAATTGAAGAGACAGGTGGAGTTGAAATTTCAATGGCAAATCCATTATATCTTGATAGAATAGGTTTAGAATATATGTGTGTACTTGCTGATTTAAAAGGTGTAACGGATCAAATGGCTTCTTTGATGAGTCGAGTGCTTGCTGAAGGATTTATAAATGGAGACAGTCCTTCACTTATTGCAAGTAAACTTATTGCTGTTATAAATGGTGAAGGAATAGGTGATTTAGGGTTAACAGATTCACTAGGTAGATTTATTCCAGCAGGATTACGAGCAGAAATGATAGCAAGAACAGAAATTATACGAGCACATCATCTTGCAACTATCCAAGAATATCGAAATTGGGCGGTATTTGGAGTAATGGTAAAAGCAGAATTAGTGACTGCAGGAGATGAGAAAGTATGTAGTAAATGTTTAGAATTAGAACAAGGTGGACCATATTCATTAGATGAAGCAGAAACTATGATTCCAGTTCACCCGTTTTGTAGATGCTGTGTAGTACCAATTGTAATAAACTAAATATAAATAATATGGCTAATATAACGATTTCAGGAGTAAATAAAGAATATGTACAGGTAGATACAGCACCTGAAGGTAGTGGGTATTTTACCAACGAAATAAACATTAGAAATTTAATGAAAAGAGGAGTAGGCAAAATGTTTTTTTCAATACGTGAAACGACACAAGATCCATCTGCAGGGTCGGTAATGACAATTGTACTTCAATTTAAATGTGAAGGAGATACATATTGGACAGATTATTCAAATGATTCAACTGCTTTTAAAATAGGTGATCGTAAGATTATAGATGACCAGGCTGTTAATATTCGTTGGAGAGCTGGAGTTAAGTCTGGAGGATTTACAAGTGGCTCATTAGTATTTGGATTTGATTGGTAAATTAAGGTAGTAATGAAAAATATAGTACGGGGAATTGTTCAAAATAGTTTACAAAATAAGATCAACAGGGCTAAGTGGTATAATAGTTCATGGAATTACAGGCAAAAGATTGTTATATCTAGCTTCAAGCAAGTGAATGTTTTAACTAATTATAACTACAAGATTACTCTAACTTCTAGTAATTTTAATTTTACTTATACAAAATCTGACGGTAGTGATTTTGTAGTTACCTCGGCAGACGGGTTAAGCTTGTTAGATTTTTATTTAGAAAGCTATAATGTAGGCACACAAACAGGGGTATTATATGTTAAGATACCATCATTTCCGATCTTGGGTTTTGTAAATATTTATTTATATTATGGTAACGCAACTGCCACGTCCATTGCTAAATATGATAATATCATTACGTCAGATCAAATTAAAGGACGTTGGTTATTTAATAATAATGCATTAAATACTTCTGGGTTCGATACGCAAACAACATTAGTAGGTTTACCTTCTTTTGATTCTGGGGGAAATGGCATTATATTAAATGGAACATCTCAATATCTTTCGATTGCTTATATTTTATCTTCTGCTCCTGCAACTGGAACGTTACAGATTTGGTATACTCCCCAGGTAACTTTACCAGACTCGAAAGATCACAGGGTATTTTGGTTTAATTCTGGATATTTCGATTTATATATAAAAAGTTCTAATGGTGGGTTAGTATATAGGACTGGAACGGGTGCTATTATTACAACATCTGCATTAACTTGGACAGCAGGAACAAAATATTTACTCACCCTTACTTGGTCAGGTACAAATATTTATCTATACAGAAATGAAGTATTAGTAGGATCATCGGCAGCTTTAGTAGTGTGGTCTAGCCTCACAACTCCATTTTATATCGGTTCGACAAACACAGGTTCTGTTTTTTTGCAAGGGTTAGTTTATGATTTTAAATATTTAAGTAAATTTTTAACGGTAAATGATGTAACTGCTGATTTTAATAGGGTAGGGTTAAATATAGAGCAGATTAATTTAAAATTAAAATTATTTAGAAATAGTTCTAGTCCAGTTTTGATTGGAGATAAGGCATGGGAGTTGCACAATGGAACTACTTATCAGGTATTTGAACCTAGTGTTGTTTTAAATTATGATCAATCTGATTCTAGCAAAAAATGGTGCATGCTATATTCGGGAAGATGGGATGGTGCTACTGGATTAGCATATAGTTCTGATTTAATTACTTGGACAAAATATAGTGATAATCCAGTTATAGGACAAGGTTATGGTGGAGTAACCGGTGCAACCTGTAGAAATTTTACAATATATAACAATGGATATTGGTATATGTATTACAGTACAGGGGCTTCTACAAGTAATTTATATAGATCAAAATCTACAAATCTAATAAACTGGTCTAATGATGGCAATGATAGCAATGGAGTAGTGATTGCAAATAACGTCAAAGATTGGTCAGGGGGCTGGCAAAATTCCTCGGTTTGGATTACAGACGATAATATTTGGCATATTTATGTAGAAGGGTATAAAACAACCGGACATGGTCCGCAATGGTTTCTCTCGTATGCATATAGTTCTGATGGCAAAACATGGACATTTAGTCCTGATTCATCTGGTAATTTAAATTTCGAACCGATGCCTACTTTACAAACAGGCGTTGCTGGGGTTGATGCATATTGTAGCTTGTCTACGCCTAAATTGATTAATAGTAAATATTATGTTTTTTATCATGGCAGAATTAGGAGCAATATATATATGGCTTCTAGTGATAATGTTAACGGCCCTTGGGTGATATATAACAATAAACCTATATTAACATTTTCAGACGAGACAAACATAACGAAAATAGCCCCTATAGATCAAATAGCGGATGTGTGTGTGTTTGAATATAATAATAAAACATATATATTTTATGATGCCGATAATAACATAAAGCCTTATTGCGACATAAGATTGTCACAGTATAACGGTACAATGGCTGAATTAATTAATGACATCAGTATTTTTTCTGTAATAGGCAAAGAGAATAAATAAAATTTGAAAAGCTGATTAAAAAATAAAGTATGCAACTATACACAGGTAAACTACCGAGGCGAAATAATTAAACTTTAAAATATAATATTATGAAAACATTTATTAAATGGTTTGCAGGATTTTTTGAGGATCAAAAAGGATCAGCCTCAAGTAAGAGAGGGACATTATATATTTGTTTCTTTTTTGGAGAATAATTGAATCCGATTTACATGGCGTAAAATTACAAGATTCCAATATTCTTTATTTTGTGGTTGGTGTTATATTATTCTGCATAGGAGCGGTAACATCAGAATTTTTTACAACCATAATTGGACAGAAAAAGGAAACATCAATTGAAATAAAAAAAGAAGAAACTAAGGAAGTAACACAATAAAAGCTATGATTCAACTTTTAATATTATTAGTATGTTTAATTATCCTATTAGCTTTAGAAGCGGTTTGGGATTCATGTGAGTATTTAAGTCATAATTGGATTACGGAAGATGTACGAATCCAAAGAATACGTAGGAGTTTTTTTAGCCTCGTATCTCATTCAGCCCAGTTATTAACATTTGCAGGCTTTGCGGCATTCGGCATGTATGTAGGTTACGTATGTAATTTTATGAGAGGGTTTAATTGGCTGGCGTTTGGATATATTATATTAGCCTATGTACTATTTAGAATATCAATATTTAATCCAATGTATAATAAAATGACAGGAGCTCCTGTATTAACTATAGGAACTTCTAATTTTTATGATCGAATATTAAATAAAATCATTGAAATACTTCAGAGATGGGGAGGAATGAAAGACGTAAGGACATTTGAAACAATATATGGAAATGTGATGGTGCTTTGTTTTTTCCTTGCCACCTGCGCTGTAATAGGAGCAATAAATAACCTTTAATATATAAAACTATGAAAACTTTAAATTATGATCCAATTGAAGAACAACCAATCAAATATCCGAAAGGAGTCTTGTATGGTCTTATCTAATGTACTAATCACAGGGTTAATTTTTGGGATATTATATGTAGTCTATATGGTGAATTCAGATAGACCTTTATTTTACCCGTATTTCTGGAGAACAGTAAATTATTTATTATTGTTCGGATTGCCATTTGTTTGGTTAATTTGCTTATATCCATTAAGAGTTGATGCTTTAACTACAATATTGTTATGGTCACTGATAATATTTTTTGGGGAGTTTTTAGTATTTAATTTATTATTGGCAAATGCAGATGAATTAAAATTTAAAGAGTGGATTACTTCCAGAGTATTTAGTTTGGTGCTTTCTGGATCACTTATTGTTATGTTACTAATAGTTGCTATTGTTAAATTGTTTCGCTAAATGTCGTTTATTATGAAATTTCCGAAAGAGTATTGGCTTACATTTGCTTTGTTTTTAGCGTTAGTTCTTTCATTTTTATTTTACAGTCATTCTATTATTACTAGAGAATTATCGGTGGCGTTATCAAAAAAAGCAGATAAGGGGTATGTTGATAAAAGAGATTCTTTGTATTTGAAGGAAATTCGAAGTCAAGGAACTAATTTAGATTCTATTTTGCTGCATCAAAGGGAAACAAATTATTTACTAAAACATTTATCAAAATGATGACTCAGGAACAAATAGATTGTTTTAAAAATGATGTACGTAGGGAAATCTCAGATGAGGTACAATCTCAGTTTAATTGGATGAAGTGGGTTTTAGGAGGAATTATTACATTACTTTTAGGTGTTCTTGCGTTTGAAGCAAGCAATATGAGAGAGATTTCAAAAATTAAAATAGAATATATTACCAAATCAGAATTTGATGATGAAAATAATAAACTAAAACTTGAGATTACCAAAAAGTTTGCTCTTCCTGTTCAGTTAGTAATGGCTCAAATGAAACAAGTAAAGGCTAAATTGGTTGATAAGAATCAAAGGGAATTAGATAATGCAAAGGAAGAGGAATATAAAGTAATGCAAGAAATGATTCGGCTAAATTATGATATACTAAGAGGAGGAGGGAAATAATATGCCTAAAATTAAAAAAGAAAATTTAATACAAATTAATTTTCAAAATGATTCTTATCTAATTCGTGAAGAAACTTATCAAGGAAAGACTTATATAGTTGTTCCAGTAACAATGATGGTTGAAGGAGTTCATAATGGAAGTCATGGAGCTTTACTTCACACAATTGGTGATTTGGGTAGATTTCCGGCATCTTGGGACGGTATTCCAATTGTGATTGATCACCCGCAGGTTGACGGAATAAATGTCTCTGCTAATTCGCCAGACATCATAGAAGGAGTTGGTGTAGGTCAGGTGTTTGGAACAAATGTTAATGGGTCACGGTTGAAAGCAGAAGCGTGGTTAGATAAAAATAAATTAGCTGAAGTTTCTCCAGAGGCTTATCAAATTATTGAAAATAAAGAAATGTTAGAAGTTTCAGTCGGAGTATTTACTGAAGATGAAGAAGTAAATGGGGATTGGAATGGAGAAAAATATAATGCTATAGCCAGAAATCACAGACCAGATCATTTGGCTCTCTTGCCCGGCGGGACAGGTGCTTGTTCTGTTAAAGACGGTTGTGGGATTAGATTAAATAAGAAAGGAGGAGTTATAAAAATGAACAGAAAGAAAATTGTTCCAGAAGAGACATTATTTATGAAAATGCAGTCAAATAAATTAAATGAAGAAGCTGTATTTGATATTGTAGACAATTCTACTACTGGATTAATGGAACAGATAAGTGAACTGCGAGATTTAATAAATACAATGGATACACAAGAGGAATCAAATTATTTAGAAGAAGTATATGATTCTTATCTTATTTATCAAAAGTATACTAAATCAAATGGTGAAAAAATCTATAAGCAGAATTTTCAAATGGATGCAGCATCAAATGAGTATGTATTAGTTGGAAATCCTGTTGAAGTAGAAAAGCAAATAAATTATGTAAATGTTAACAAGAGCGGGACGAAAATAACCCGTTTTAAAAAGGAGGTAAAAACAATGAGTGAAGAAAAAAAGACTCCTTGTGGGAATTGCATGGAAAAGGTTATTGCTATAATTAACAGCAATGAAACTACTTTCACCAAAGACGACAGGGAATGGTTGTTAGTACAGGAAGAAGCTATTTTGGATAAATTGATGCCAAAAGTTGCTGAAGTTGTCGTTAATAAAGACAAAAAGGAAGCTGTTCAGATTACTGCTGAACAAGTAATCAATGCTCTTTCAGCAGAAGACAAAGCTGCTCTTTCTTATGGAAAGAAACAACTTGCTGAAAAACGTGCAACAATGATTAAAGGAATTCAGGACAATGTAGCAAAAGACACTTGGACTGAAGTGGAACTAAAAGCAATGGATGAAAATATTTTGGAAAAAATATTTAATTCTGTTAAAAAGGAAGAAGTAGCTGAACTTGTTGATTATTCTTTAATGAGTCAAGGAAGACACATTGATAATAACACGGAAGAAATCGAGCCATTACTTCCTACAGGAGTTGAATTTGATGTAATTAAAAAATAAGAAAGGAGGTTTAAAATGTCTAAAGAATATAGAACGATAAAACTGAAAAGTTATATGGATGTTTATATTGAACGTTTAGCAAATGCTGCTATCACTCCAGGTATGTTGGTGGAGGAAATGAGTACAGGTAAAGTTCGTAAGCACGCTGGTGCTGGAAAAGACGCTTTCCCTATGTTTGCAATTGAGGATGCTCTTCAAGGCAGAGGTATTGATGATGCTTATGTTGCTAATGCTGATGTACGCTGTTGGATTCCTCGCCGTGGAGATGAAGTTTATGCATTATTGGCCGATGGTCAAAATGTAGCAATTGGAGATTTTTTAGTATCCAATGGAGATGGTTTTTTACAAAAAGATGTAAAAACTTACGAAAGTTGGGAGTCTGCTGATTCACAACATGCTGAATCTATTTATAGTCAACGTGTGGTTGGAGTAGCTGCTGATGCAAAAAATTTATTAGCATCAGGTTCGGATTCAAGTGCTGGTGGGAAATACTACAACCGGATTGCAATTCGTATTATTTAATTAAAAAATAGAAAGGAGGAAAAGAATATGGATTTAAAAGTAAATGTTGATCTAATGGGTAATGGCCAATCAAAAGGCCAAGTAGCAAATCAGTTAATGACCAATGGTCAACTTAATTTAGGTAAAATGCGTCCCTTTTTAACAGAGGATAAGTTTGGAAACATTAAAGCTTATGTAACTGTTTATACAGGGAAATCCGCAAATGATTATAAAAACCCAAAATGTTACAAAACCTATCCAATTAATACCAATGCCACTCTCCGTAGGGATGAATGGAAACAATTAGATGAATCAATACTTGAAGCATCTATGCAGCGTCTTGGAGGGGTTGATGATTTGATTAGTAGAGGATTAGTTTACAATCTAGGTAATGCTATGGGTACAACTGTCCTTGAATGGCATACTGTTGCCGGTTCTATGGAAGCTGTTGTAACAATGGATGGTATTACTCGTGGGAGAAATGATCGACCTGAGTATAACTATAATTACCTACCTATTCCAATTATTCACGTAGATTATGAATTAAATGCAAGAGAACTTGCAGCAAGTCGTAGTCTTGGAAATCCACTAGACACTACTGATGCTCAGTTTGCTACTCGTGAGATTTTGGAAACGTTGGAAGAAATGTTATTTACCAATACTACATTTGGGTTTGGTGAAACAGATTCACGTGGTCGGAATAAAATTTATAGCTATGTTAATCATCCTGATCGTAATATTGTTAAATTAAGTGTTCCTTGGGATCATTCCGCTTGTACTGCTGCTGGGATAATTCAAGATGTTCAGGACATGAAATCTGCCGCTACAGCTGCATATCATTATGGACCATTTATGTTGTATATCCCAACTAATTTTGAAAGAGTGTTAGATGATGATTATACAACTTCCGTAAATGGGACTACGTTAACCATTGGAGAACGTGTTTTGAAATTAAAAAATATTATGGGTATTAAAGTAGTTGATAAACTTCCTGCTGATAATGTTTTGCTTGTTCAAATGACCAGTGATGTTATTCGTATGGTTCGCGGTATGGGTATTACAAATGTCGAATGGAACCAAGAAGGTGGAATGATTACCAAATATAAAGTAATGACTATTCAGGTTCCTCAGATTCGTTCAGACCAGAATGGGAAGAGTGGTATTGTTCACATGGCTTAATTATCAGTCACTAATCAAGTGATTATTTTAAACTTAAAAATTTTAATCATGGTACAACGTAAAAAGAAAACAAATACAGAAAAAGTAAAAATTACACGTGAAAAGAAAAACGATACGGAAGAAGTAAATCCAGATACTAAAGTAGAAAGGGTAAAAATTGATACGGATGCTCCGATAAGATGGCAAAAAATTGGCGGAGGATCATTTTTTTTAGGTCGTAGAAGAATCAAACCAAACGAAAAATTTAAGGCTCGTCCTTCTGAGATTCCTGCTATGTTTCGAGATTCAGTAATTCCATTAGATGAAATTCCGGAAAAAGAAGCAGAACTTTTAGTAGAAGGGATTAAAACTGTTTATACATTGGAATCCGTAGAAGTTGAAGGTGAAGAAGCTCCTTTATTTAATGTAGTCAATCAAAGCGGGAAAAAGATCAATGAAAAACCTCTTACTAAAGAAATTGCAGAATCATTTTTAAATGATCTTCAAAAATGATCTGGCGAGTACCTCGTATATGGGAAGGTGGTGATGTTTGGATAATAGGTGGAGGTCCATCAATGCCTAAACAATTTGAAATTCCTGAGAAAGTTATTCAAAGTGTTATTGATGGCTCATCTACTCCAAATGCATATTCTCCATATATGTCTTGTTTACATGATAAGCATGTTATTGGAATTAATGTTGCCTATATGATTGGGGATTGGATTGATATGATGTTCTTTGGAGATAGTACCTTTTTTTCAAGATATGGACAAGGTTTATCTACATTTTCTGGTCTTCGAGTATCATGTAGTCCTGTAGCAGATCATTATGATTGGATTAAATATTTACCACGAGATAATAATCATTTAAAAGGAATTAGTTCTAATCCAAGATGTGTAAGTTGGAACAATAATAGTGGATCGGCTGCAATAAGTGTGGCCGTTCATGCTGGGGCAAAACGAATTATTCTATTAGGTTTTGATATGAAGCTAGATGATAAAGATCATCAACATTGGCATGATGTATATGGTCAATATGCTAATCGAAATGAAAAGAGTGCAATGAATATGCCTTTTCATAAACACTTACATGGATTCCCAGAAATTGCTAAAGATGCAAAAAGAATGGGAGTTACAATTTTGAATGCTTCACCAGACAGTGCTATTGAATGTTTTAAAAAAGTAAATGTAAAAGATCTAATATGAAAATAATAAAAGGTAAAAAATACCTAGTTACAGGAGGTTCTGGGTTTTTAGGAGCTAAATTGATTGAAAGAATCATTAATGAAGGAGGTTTAGTTAGAACTATTGCTAGGAATGAAGGTAAGTTGATTATGCTAAAAGAACGTTTTGGAGATAAACTTGAAATTTATTTTGGGGATATTTCTGATAAATTCACTATACAGCAGTTTATGGTTGGAAAGTTTGAAGGTATTTTCCATTTAGCTGCTTTTAAGCATGTTTCATTGGCTGAAAAGTTTTCAATTGAATGCACGAATTCCAATATTATAGGTAGTTTAAATATTTTGGAATTTGGTTCAAAAAAGGATGTTAAATTTATTATTGGAATAAGTACTGATAAGGCTGCTCAAATGACAGGCGTTTATGGAGCTTCTAAATATATCATGGAGAAATTATTCCAGCAATATCAAAATACATATCCAATTATTAATTATAGGATTGTTCGCTATGGTAATGTTTTGTATTCTACAGGTTCAGTATTATGTAAATGGAAAGATTTAATTCAACAAGGTAAAGAAGTCATAATAACTGATCGAAAAGCAACAAGATATTTTTGGACAATTGATCAAGCAATTGATTTAATTTTTGAATGCTTACTTAATGCAAAAGATGCTAAACCTTTTGTACCTACTATGAAAGCAATGAGAGTAGGTGATTTATTAGATAGCATGATATTAAAATATGCTCCTGAAGGTGCTAGAATTTCTGTAAATGAAATAGGTTTGCAGGAAGGTGAGAATCTTCATGAAAGAATATTGGAGACCGGTCAATATAGTAATGAAGCAGAATTATTTACAATACCTGAAATAAAAGAGTTAATATGAATGTAGTAAAACTTATAGGAGGATTAGGGAATCAATTATTCCAATATGCATTTGGTAAATCATTAGCATCATATGGAGTTGGTGTTAAATTTGATAAGTCATGGTATAACGAAGAAACAGACCCTCCACGCCCATATCGGTTAGATAAGTTTTGTGTTGATGTTAAACTTGGACGAGCTTTTCCAAACCAGAGAGTAATTGTAGAGAAATATTTTCATGAAATGAAAGAGGTTGATAATTGTTATTTTAAGGGGTATTGGCAGTATCCTAAATATTATAAAAATATGATCCCTCTATTAAAAAATGAATTTAAAGTTAAAGAAGAATTTTACACTCCAGAATTTTTAAGTTTAAAAGAAAAAATTATAAATTGTGATGCTGTTTCTATTCATGTTAGGCGAGGTGATTATGTGACTAAAAGTGGATATTATGCTCTTCCATTTAACTATTATATTGAAGCGATCGCTAAAACGAAAGGCGATTTATTTATATTTTCTGATGATATAGATTGGTGTAAAAATCAATTTAAACAAGAATATTTTGATCGTAATATTACTTTTATTCATTTAGAAGATTATTTGGATTTTGAATTAATAAAGTTATGTAATACTAAAATACTTGCAAATAGTACGTTTAGTTTGTGGACAGCATATTTGAGTGAAGAGTCAACAACTATAATGCCTAAAAATTGGAGATATCGGAGAGGTGATCCTACACCTTTTGAAATAGGAATCCCTGTTCCTAAACATTGGATACAAATTTAAAAACTATGATAATATCACTTGACAAAATACAAAGTAATTACCATTTAAATATTAAAGGGGTAATTCACATTGGAGCTCACTACGGAGGTGAATATAAAGATTATAAAAGACATGGTATTAAACATATGATGTTTTTTGAACCTGTACTTTCTAATTATTTAGAATTATTAAAGACTTTACCAAACAATGATAAAACAACTCAAACATATAATTTAGCACTTGGTAATGAAATGGGTGTAAAGGAAATGTATATTGAAACTGCAAATAAAGGTATGAGTTGTTCTCTATTAGAACCAGGTACACATTTAAAACAATATCCACATATTACTTTTGATGGTCGAGAGTCAGTAAGAATGGTTAAATTAGATCATGTTATTTTCAATAGAAATCAATTTAACATGATTAATATTGATGTACAAGGCTATGAGTTGGAAGTATTTAAAGGTGCAGTTGAAACATTACCTTATGTTAATATTATTTATGCTGAAGTAAATTTTGAAGAAGTTTATAAAGGTTGTGTTCATGTTGAAGAGCTTGATTCTTTTTTAAAAGATTTTGGATTTAAAAGAATTTTAACAGATTCCAGTCCTCGTACTTGGGGAGATGCTTTATATTTAAAAGAATTTTAACAGATTCCAGTCCTCGTACTTGGGGAGATGCTTTATATTTAAAACAAAAGTAACAATGATTTCACTTGCAATACCTACATATAATCGAAGTGATTTTACTATTCAATCATTCGAATATAATTATATTTTAAATAATCCAAATATAAGTGAGATAGTTATTTTAGATGACTATTCAGATAAACAAGAATATATTTCACTACATAATACAATTAACAATATTACTTCTAAAAAAATTAAGTTATTTAGAAACAATTCAAATTTAGGCCCTTTTAGAAATAAATATGAAGTGGTTAAGAGATGTAATAGTGATTGGATAATTTTATTGGATTCAGATAATATACTAAATAATATTTATATTGACATTGTTTCTAAACTTAATAAAGAAGAAGATGTGTTTTATAGTCCAGAAACATTATTTAGTTTAACCCATAAAGTTGAATGGGATTATTCAGAATATAATCATTTTCTAATTACTAAACAGAATGCTAAAGAGTATATTTGTAAAGGTAACTTTGAAACAATGCTAAATACAGGTAATTTCTTTATAAATAGAAATAAGTATATTGAAACTTTCGAGCAAAATTGCATAAATACAAGATTAGGTGTTAATGATGCATTATACTTTTCTTATTTATGGCTTGCTGGTGGGAATAAAATACAAGTAGTTCCTGAACTTAATTATATTCATAGAGTGCATAAAGGTAGTTGGTATAAACATCATCAAAATGAATGTGGATTAGCAACAAAAGAAATACATCAAAAAATTAAAGCATTATGATTGACTGGATACAAGGTGATAAATTTAAAGGGATCGCAGATTTTACATATTCACCAAAAAAGAAATTGGCTGATGATTATGACAATCTTCCTAATACATTAGATTTGTCAAAATTAAAAGATATCAATATTGTATATACTCACATAATGTATGTAGCATACTTGTTGAATATTATACAGCATTTAGGAAAGCAATTTATACTTATTACCCATAGTTGTGATTGTAGAATAGAAGATGGTCAAATTGTACGACCTAACGGGTGTGGAATCACACAAAGTATTGATGTATATAAATTGCCTGATAATGTTCTTAAATGGTATTCTAAAAATGTAAATGTAGTTAGTCCATGGATTGAATCAATTCCAATTGGGCTTGAAAATGACAGATGGTTTCCTCAATTGCATAAGAAAGAAAAGATGGTTGAGAAGTTAAAAGAACCTTCTGTAACTAAAAATCTTGCTTACATGTGTCATAATCAAAATACTCATTCAGAACGAAAGGAACTTTATGAATTATTTAAAGGAAAATCTTGGATAACAATAGAGCAAGGTTCTAACGGTAGTAAATTTGATGAGTACTTGGATAACATATATAATCATCAATTTGTTCTTAGTCCTCAAGGAAATGGGATAGATACACATCGTACTTGGGAATGTTTGTATATGAATACAATTCCAATTGAAAAACGAAATAAAAATAACAGATTTTACACAGATTTACCAATTTGTTTTGTTGATGATTGGAAAGATATTACTGAGGAATTTCTTCAAAAAGAATTAATTCGAATCAAAGACACTAAGTGGAATATGCAGAAATTAACATTCGAATATTGGAAAAATAAAATATTGAATACATGAAATATTTATTAGTTATAGCAGCATATAATGATGATAGACAACAACATTTTGAAATCTATCATTCTCCACGTAATAGAGTATATTGTGACTATCATGGATTTGAATATATTGAGATAAAAGATTTAAATTTGATTCCAGAAGCATGTAAACAACGTAAAATAGTTTGGTGGAGATTTTTTTTAATTAAGCATTGGATTGATACTGGATTTTTGAAAGATGGTGATATTATTTCTCAAATTGATGCAGATATATGCATTGTAAATGGAATGAAATCTTTTGAACCTGCTGAAGGAAAAAGTTTTGCGTATGCTATTGATTCTTGCAATACTCATTGTATGGGAGCATTTTCATTTAGAATTACAGAATGGGCAAAGCAAATGTTAAATAACTTATTGAATGAATCTCGATATAATAAATACAAAGATACTCCATTTTGGAAAATGTTTCATGAACAAGCATGCTGGTATTCACTTGCAGGAATAAAAGGAATATTTGCGGATCCAAATCAATTAAGTTGGAAAGAAATAAAAGATTTAGGTTGGAATTCTACAAAAGATTATAACCCAGTTTATTCTTTAGAGGAATTAAAAGAAAATGTACAAATATTGCCTGTAGAATGGAATGTTACAGATTGGGAAAGAAAAAGTCAATATTTTAGATTCCCAACTAAAACGGTAAATAAGCAAGATGTAATATTTCGACATTTTGCGGGTGGAGTAAAATGGAATAATACATGGGCTAAAATTCCAATGTTTAAAAGATAAAAATATGAATAAAATTAAAGAAATAACAATTTGTTTGCATTGTGGTTGTTCTCGTGAGGTTGTTAACGCTCAAATGGAAGCTTTAAAATCATTAGAAGATCATTATATAATTCATTGGAATAATAGAATTGATAGACATCCTGGTTCATATAATTCATATTCAGAATTAGTAAATGATGCAATTATTACTTCACCCACAGAATGGATGATTTTTATTAATGATCGTACTAAACCAATTGCACAAGAAGTTGAACATATTCTTCAATTATTAGAAAATGGATTTGCCGTAGCTACTAAATATAGTGTAGGTTTTATAGGATATTCAAAGCAATTAATTAGAACAATAGGTTGGTGGGATGAGCGTTATTATGGTGGAGGCTATGAAGATGATGATTTTGTACTAAGATTACGGTTAGCTAATTTAGCATATTATGAGTCAGAAGAATCAACATACGACAAAAGTTGGATCAGTCCATTACGGCCTGTAGGTGGAGGTGGTTGTCGAGAATCTCAGCCTGAATTTAGAAAGAAATGGGCTGTAATGAAGAATGAAATTAGACGAGTTATTCCAGAATTAAATTATGAAAAGTATGCAGGAAAATTAGGTAAAGATCAACTTGATATACAACAATCTTGGAATAATTGGTCGTATTCACAATTAGGAATTATGTTCCATGATAGAATGATTAATAATAGTGGAGGAGAATCACGAACAAAGTGGTTTTTAAAAGATGATTATAAAACTGAATTTCGCAAAGTAACATCAGTATGAGTACACAAAGGACAATAGTATTAGTATTACGTAGTGGAGGTGACTTTTCATTTCGAGATGTTGAACTGATTGCTCGACATATCAATGGAAATTGGAAATCAAAAGTTAAACCACGAATAATTTGCTTATGGGATAATGCTACACACCATTATAATTTAGGAAATATTGAATTTATTCCACTTACAAACAATTGGCCTAAAACTTGGTCACGGATTGAATTATATAGCCCTGAGATGGAACAATATCGACCATTTCTATATGTTGATTTAGATACTGCAGTGGTTAATTCAATTGAAAATATTTTTGATTTAGTAAAAGATGAATCTCAATATATAACACTTGAAGATTTTAGTCAGAAAAAACAATTAGCAACAGGGCTTGTGTGGTTTCCTGCTAATTCTAAAAAAATTGAAAATGTGTGGAAGGCACGTGACAAAGCGAGGGTTGGATCATTTAGAATGGATTATTTCCTACGTGAAGTGATCACCCCCGATGCCTTCTGGCAACAATTAACAGATAAGATACATGATTTTAAACCTGTAGCATCACCTCTATTGAACGATATACCTTCAGAAGGTGTTCTGATATGTTTTCATGGAAAACCTCGAATCTTTGATGCTGCTAAACATATTAACTGGGTAAATGAATATGTAAAATGAAAAAAATAACAATCATAATCCCATACAAAGAAGACCGTGGATGGCTTAAAGATGCTATTAATAGTGTTCCTAAGGATGTTCAATTGATACTTTCCAAAGGAGATGGAAATTGGCCTCAGAATTTTAATAAAGTATTAAAAGAAGCAACAGGTGACTATATCAAATACTTGCATGAGGATGATATGCTAACACCTAATTGCATAGTTGATTCAATTCGTTGTATGAAAAACTATGAAGCAGATTTCATTCATGGAAATGCAATAGAATTATCTAATGATTCTCCTGTTAGAGTTTATCGCCCAACTCTTAAATTACCTACATTAGAAATGCTTTTAAAGCATAATTCTATCCATAGTGCGACTACAATGTACAGAAGAGAAGTATTTGAAAAAATAGGAGGGTTTAATGAAGATAATAAATATTATTCTTTTGAAGAATTTGAATTTAATCTACGGGTTTTGAAAGCAGGATTTAAAATCATGTATTGTGATTCTGAATTAGCTTTTTATCGTAGGCATCCAAAACAGACAATACGTACTGTTAACCAAATTCAAAGAAAACAATATAGACAAGAATTAATAAATTCATATAATGATTGAACAGTCACCTATATTAATAACAGGTTGCCCTCGTAGTGGGACAAGTATAATTGCTTCGATAATTAATTTATGTGGAGCTTTTGGTGGAGAAATGTCTAAGCGTGGAATGTATTCAAATGATATTATACATGAGAAAATAGTTAAGCCTTTTATTAGTAAATTATCAATTGATCCAAAAGGACAGTATCCATTATCATATAATGAAAGTTTACAGATTCCAGTAAATTGGAAAAATTCAATTGAAAAAGCAATTATTGATCAAAAATATAAGTATGGTCAGTGGATGTATAAAGATGCATTATCAAGTATAATTTGGCCAGTTTGGAATTATGCTTTTCCAAATGCAAAATGGATAATTGTTCGCAGACGCACTGGTGATATTATTCAATCTTGTTTAAAAACAAACTATATGTGTGCTTTCGATAATAAAGAAAATCAAAAAGCTATTGGAGTATATACTGAAAAAGATGGTTGGTTATGGTGGGTACATGAGTATGAAAAAAGATTTGTTGAAATGATTGAGTCTGGTGTAAATTGTAAACAGATTTGGCCAGAAAGAATGGCTACTGGAGATTATTCACAGATATATGAGATGCTTGATTGGCTTGGTTTAAAATGGGATAAACACATTCCAGAAATAACTACGCCTTTGTTTGATCATTCTTTACAAAGATATAGAAGAGAACCAAATAATAAGGGAACATTTACTTTATAATTAAGGAGGAAATAAAAATGGCAGCACTCGTAACCACAACTGAAGTACGAGAAATCATGGATAACGAAGATATTCCTGATTCACTTGTAAATGCTTGTATCACAGCAGCAGCAGCACAATTAGATATTGTATTTGCAAATAACTTAGAAATAAGTGCTGATTTATTAAAAGAAATTGAGCGCTGGTTATCTGCACATTTTGTTGCTTCTACACCTAACTATCGAACAGCAAGTAAGGAGAAAATAGGTGATGCTGAAGTCACTTATACTGGAAAATATGGTGAAAATTTATCGTCTACTCCTTATGGACAAATGGCTCTTCAATTGGACATTACAGGAAATTTACTAAAGTATGGTAAATTTAATGCTACACTTCGAGCAGTAAAAAGTTTTGATTCAAACGATAAAAGGTATTAAAATGGGAATAAATTCATTTTTAACAAGAGCATATAAGCAAACAGCTGTCTATTGGGGAAATCCTGTAAATGATGGAGCTGGAGATTTTACTTTTGATGAACCCATAGAAATAAAGTGTAGATGGGAAGATGGGACGAGTATATTTTTATCTGCAACAGGAAAAGAGTTGGATTCAAAGGCAGTTGTATATCCTTTGCAAGACTTAGATGAAAATGGTTTTATATTTCTAGGTACCATAGATGATTTACTTGAATCATATGAAGACAGTCTTGGGGCTATTGATGATCCAAAATCTATTGAAGGTGCTTTAGCAATACTTCGATTTGATAGATCACCTATTTTAGGATCAACTACAGAGTTTATGCGTAAAGCATATTTAACTAGTAAAAATATGTGGTAAATGAGATCGGTAAACCCAAATACAGGAATAAAAGGCTTTGATATTGTACTTGCAAATTTAAATAAAGAAATTCGTGCAATTGAAGGTAGATCAGTGCAAGGACTTTTAAAAGGAGCAGCAAAGATACGATATGAAATGGATCATACTCCACCTTTGATTCCAATAAAGTCAGGTGTTATGAGATCATCATGGTATGCTTATCCAATTGTTAGTACAGGAGTTATTGGAGGTGGACCACTTGTTAGATGTGGATTTTCGGCTAATTATGCATTATGGCCTCATGAAATGCTTAATCCAGATATTAATTGGACACGCCCAAATTCTGGACCTAAATTCTTTGAATATGCTGTAAAGAGAAATACAGGTGAAATTTTAAAAATAATACGAGATAACGTAAATATAAAGATATGAATGCATCAAGTGTTGATATTGTTAGTATGTTAGAAGCAGAGAGTACATTAGTGTATGCTACTAACTTATTTATAGGAAAAGAACCGGCAAAGCCAAATAATAGCGTAACTATATTTGATACTGCTGGATTTCCTATGCAATTAAATTTAATGGATCAAGGATATGAATACCCATCTATCCAGATACGTGTTAGAAATGATCATTATTTAGTTGGATGGGCAATTATTGAAAACATAAAGAACCTATTACATGGCCGGGCACAACAGACATGGAATGGAACTTTATATTCTGTTATTTACTGCGCTAGTGGCCCTGCGCTATTAGATTGGGATGATAACGGAAATGTACGTTTTATTATAAATTTTAATTTGCAACGCCGAGTTGCATAAAAAAGGAGGTAAAAACAATGAGTAGTAAAGCTTTTACTGGAGTAGGTACAGAATTTAACCGTTGGAATAAAGCTACTGGAAAGTGGGTACATATTGCTGAGGTTAATTCAATAACCGGTCCAGGAATGAAAAGAACAACTATTGATGTGACTTCGTTAGATTCGGTAGGAGGTTACCGTGAATTTATTGCAGGTTTTCGAGATGCAGGAACTGTATCTTTGAAAATGAATTTTACACGAGATACCTATAATGTTATGATTGGAGATTTTGAAAGCAATGTACTTCAAAATTATAACATTATTTTGCCTGATACAGAAGTTACTTCATTTGAGTTTGAAGGGCTTGTAACAGAATTACCATTAAGTATTCCGGCTGATGATAAAGTTACTGTTGATGTAACTATACAAATCAGTGGGCCGGTCGTATTCGATAGTGGTTCAGGTTCGTAATGTAAATGGAATTCTAATCAAGAATTTATTTTTAATTTTAAAAAAACTAATCATGATTTTAGACAGAAAAAAATTATTGCAAAAAGAAGTTCTCCCAATTGAGAAAGTTGATCTTGGGAATGGTGATTTTATTTATGTTAAAGCTATGACAGGCCATGACCGTGACTTGTTTGAACAATCTCTTTTAAAAGAGAAAGTTGATGAAAAAGGTAATTTGGAACGATATGACAGAGACAATGCCGATTTTCGTGCTAAGTTAGTAGTTATTACCGCTTGTGATGAAAATGGAAAACTGATCTTTGAACCACGTGACTATACAGAACTTAGTCGGAATATGGGAATTGTAACATTGGAAAAAATTGTTGCTGTGTCTTTAAAATTGAATAGAATAACAGAACAAGACCAGAATGATTTAGTAAAAAACTCAAAAGCCGTCCCTGGCGGCAATTCCAATTCAGACTCTGCCGTGAACTAGGAATAATTCATCCAGATTACCTGTTGGATCAACTTACATTGGAACAGCTTAATGAGTGGAAAGCATATGATGTAATAGATCCAATAGGTACTTGGAGGGATGATTTTAGAATGGCAAAGTTAGCGGCACTAATAGAAAACATAGCTTACAATGTTTATTTTCGTGCTCCAGGGGAAAAAGCAAAAATGATCACACCAGAAGATGAGATGCCAAACTGGGCAGGTGATATAAAAAAGAAAAAAGATGAATCAAATCAGACAGTTGAACAAATGAAACAAGCTTTAATGCAAATTTCCAGAATGCATAATAAAAATATTGTAAAAGATAAGATTCGTAGATCTATTCCACCTAAAAAGAAGGACAAATGAATATAGGCACATTAGAGGCAACACTTGGAGTTGATACGGCAGGATTAGCACAAGCACAAGTGGCAATGCAGCAGTTTCAGCAAAAAGCTGAAATGAGTATGAATAAAGTTGAGGAGACATTTGATAAAGCAGGTAGAAATATTTATTATTTTGGAACGGCTTCAATGCGATTCTTAACATTGCCATTAGCTCTTGCTGGAGTAGCTGCATTTAAAATGGCTTCTGACTTTGAATCATCAATGCAAAAAATTGTTGGATTAGTGAGTGTATCTCAAACACAAGTTAATGCCTGGAGTAAAGAATTACTTGCCATGGGGCCTGCATTAGGAAAATCTCCCAAAGAGTTAGCAGATGCATTATATTATATTACGTCTTCAGGCATTAAAGGAGCGGATGCAATGAATGTATTAACAAATTCTGCAAAAGCATCTGTTGCTGGATTGGGTGAAACAAAAGACGTAGCAAATGCTGTTACATCTGCAATGAATGCTTATTCTAAATCAAATCTAACATCCGGGCATACATTAGATATCTTAACAGCAGCGGTAAGAGAAGGGAAAGCAGAAGGTGCAGATTTTGCAAGACAAATTGGAGATGTGGTGCCTATTGCATCGCAAATGGGAGTTTCATTTGATCAAGTTGCAGCAGGAATGGCAGCAATGACATTGACAGGTATATCTACAGCTGAATCTGCTACATATTTAAAAAATATGTTGTTTGCAATTGAAAAAAATACTCCACAAACTAGAAAAGCATTGCAAAGTATGGGAACATCAATACAGGAACTTCGCAATTCAATTGCAAATAAAGGATTACTTCCTACACTAGAAAATTTACGTGTATTAACAAATAAGTATGGAGAAGATATGATGAGTAAAGTATTTCCAAATATTCGCGCGTTTATGGGAGTACTTTCATTAATGGGTGATCGCTTGGATGCAAATAAAGTATTATTTCAAAAGGTTGCAAATTCAACAGGTGATATGAATGCAGCATATTTGACAGCAGCAAATACACTTAAAGTTTTATTTGGGCGTGCTTTAGCACAAGTAATGAGTTCTGCAATTGAATTAGGACTAGCATTAAAAGGACCTATAAAAGGGTTTTTGCAAGGATTTGCAAATACTATAAAAGATGTTTCTAACTGGATCTTAAGTTTAAGTAAGACACAACAGAAATGGGTTCTTGGAATTGCTATTGCTGTGATAGCAATAGGTCCTTTGGCAATTGGTATTGGTTTATTAATGCGAACATTCGCAGGGATAGCAATTGTGATTAAAGCTGTTATTCCAATAATTCAAGCATTTAATTTAGCAATATTGGCAAATCCAGTTGGAGCATTAGCAATAGTATTAAGTGTTGCTATAGCTTCAATGATTGCTTTTAGTGGAGCTACCACAAAAGCCACAAATAGTCAAAAAGTATTAAATGATGAAATTGAACGTGGAAAAGAACTTGCAAAATCAAAAGTATCTATTGATGAACAAATGAAAGTTATAGGTTCATTAAGTCAATTGCAACTTCAAACTTTAAAAGAAACCATTGAAGCACAACTTAAACTTGAAGACACATATAATGCTACATTATTAGGGAAACTTGGTGAGAATTCTTTTAAAGTAATGTCATATAAAAAAGGGTCAGAAGCTGCACAATATGATATAGAAAAACAAGCAAATCTAAATCGTATTAAATTATTAAGTGAATTTTTAGCAACAATAGAGTCAAAGTTAAAAACGACTACTAGAAGACAATCAATAACACCAATTGACCCAAAAGAAATGGAAAGAGTAAGTAAATTTATTCTTGCTCAATTGAAAATACAAGAAGATGTAATTCGAAAAGTAGGGCAAGATTATGATACTTTTGTTTCAAAAATTTCTAAAGGTGGAAAAACTCAATCATCAATGACAATTAAAACACCAAAAGTAGAATTTGATACTAATGCAATAGATAATTATAGAAAACATTTTATGTTTATGGAAACGAATTTGTCAACTCCAATGGGAACTTTGCAAAAGAAATTAGCAGATATTGCTTTGCAAAATGGTTTATTGGGTGATTCTTTTGATCCTGTAGGTGTAAAGTTACAAACTGTAGGAGCTCAAATTGCATTTGTTAAGCAACGTATGCAAGAAATGTTGGATCAAGGAATACGTCCAGGGAATGATGCTACATTAAGCATGGGATTAACTTTAAGTAAATATATTGAAAAATTAAGAGAATTAGAAATAATACAAAGAAAAGCAAATTTACAAGCAAAGATAGGTTCTGAAGTCCAAAGCTTGTATGATGCTTCAATAAATGGGTCAATTAAAACAGTGGGAGATTTTGCAAATGCTCTACGTACTGCAATTATTAAAATAATTGCAATGTATGTGGCAGAGGCTGTTACCGTACAGGTGGCTAATGCAATGAAAAGTTCAAAAAATCCTTGGCTTGGTTTAATATTAGGTGCAGCAGCAGGAGCGGCTACTTATGCTTTATTTAATTCAATTATTCCTAAATTTGCAGAAGGTGGACAAGTTCCAGGAGGATATCCGAATGACACATATCCAGCTTTATTAACAAGTGGTGAAACTGTTATTCCTCCTCATAAGTTAAGTGAAGTAATGGATGAGCAAAAAAATTATACATTTGAAATTAGAGGGGATGTATTAGTTGCTATTTTGAAAAAACAAGGTATTAAAAATAATTTAATATAATCATGGCATACGGTGTAAAATATAGAACGAGTACGTACAGTGAAGGATTAGGAAAATGTACGGTGGATATTTTAAAAGACGGATATACAGATGCTATTTCCACTTTTATTATTGCACATAATGGTGTAACAATTACATATAATTCTACAGAATATTTTGAGGTAATAAAATCAAATAGTATTACAATCAAGATCATTAATAATAAAGATGATTTCTATGAATTTGATGATTTGCTTTCAGCTGGGGAATTAGAATATCTAGTAAAAATATACAATGATAATATTATATTATTTTCTGGATTTATTGTTTGTGATGCTACTGAACAAAGCTGGTTATGGAATGGGGTATTTTCTTTAGTTGCCACAAGTAATTTAACTAGATTAGAACAGAATACTCCAGTTAGTTTATTAACGCATGGAACACATTTACTATTAGATTTAGTACTCGAATGTTTATCATGGACAGGATTAGAATTAGATGTAATGGTTAATTGTTCATTGAAAGAATCAAGTGTAAATACTGGTAATTCTTTTCTTGATACAACATACATAGATGCTGATTTGTTCTATTCTGATAATGTCACCGTTATGAATTGTAAAGATATTCTTACACAAATTTTACGTTCATTTTCTTGTATATTGTATTATTATGATGATAAGTGGTGGATTGAAAGATTAAAAGATATTGAAACTTCCCCGCGTTCATATTTTGTATATTCAAATAATAGTAGTGCAATTTCTGTTTTTGTAGATCTTGATTCTGCATATAAAGCAACAATTGGAACAGAAATAATTTTAATTAATACTTCTCAAAATATTAAATATGCTCCAGGATTAAAAGAAATTGATTTAAATTTAAAGGAAAAAAAGAAATATAATAATTTTAATTATTATTTTAATGCAATAACAAGAGATGAACCAATGTTGACTATTGAATTTGAAAGTCCAGCATTTGGTGAATGGGAAGTATTAGATGAGACTTGGGTTAATTGGACATATGGTCAGGATTCTAATTTGATGAAAAATTGGGTGAATGTTATTGATAGTTATTCAGCTACTGGAACTATGCCTACAGATGTTGCTTTATTTAGCACAGGTGGACATTCTCCTCAATCTTGGTATACTTCCACAAATTATATTGATTATAGAACATTAAATAGTATATTGAGCACAGTTACACATATACCTTTAAGAAATTCGTTAAACGGGATTTTTTCACGAATTAAAATTAGTGATACTTCTGTGGAAACAATGAATATTACTATAGCATTTAAATTTAAATTACCTCAGGATTTTTTAGATCAATGGTCAACTATATTTCAAGATCAAGTTGCTTTAAATCCAAAAGTTAATTCTCCTCTTCATAAATTTTATGTTCGAATAATTATTGGGTATGGATCAAATGAGTTTTTAGTTTATAGCACATCAGCATCTGCTTATGAATTTAGAAATACAAATGATATTATAATGATGCCAGGTGCTGGTCCAGGTGGATTTGATCCGGCTATTATTACAACAGAAATTCCATATAATTCATTTACAAATAAAGAATTGTTTTATCATGAGTTTTCTCAAACAATAGCAGTACCTGTCTCATCAGCTACAGATAATTTTACAATAGGATTTTGTGAAATAGGCTACAATGGAGGACCTTATTACCGTGGGACTAATTTATCTGTTGCTAATTTTGCAATAAAAGAAAGTATATTTGGAGACATTGTTATGACTGTTGAACAAGCAGAAGAAGATAATTTAATTATTGGAAAAGTAACAAATCATTTTATTACTACAAAAAAAGAAGACATTTACTTATATGATACTAAAAATGATAAGCTTTTAAATTCAATGTTTACCTCTGTAAATAAAACACATACAGAGGAATGGACAGATGCTTTTCATCCAACTATTTCAAAGCCTATTACTGAATGTATTATAGAAGATATGTTCCAAATTTACAATAAAACAAGACGTGAAATTAACTCAGATATTAAATCATTAGGTTTTCCTGTTTATGTAGAACCTGTAATACCTTTACCTTTTGTTGCCTTAAATCAATCGGCATTACATTGGTTTGGAATAACCGCAGCACCAAATGGAGATATTTATGTTGTAGTACTATATGTTGGCATTTATATACAAATTGGAGGTGCAGGTAATTTTAATTTATTTCATTCTTTAAATGCTGCTTGGTCTGATATTTGTGTAGCACCAAATGGTGATGTGTATGCTTGTGTTTCAGGAGGTGATATTTATAAAAGGACAGGAGGGGTTGGGAGTTTTGCGGCATTAGGACAAACCAGTCGTGCTTGGAATACTATAACTGCAGCACCCAATGGCTATATTTATGCAGGCGTTTATAATGAATATATTTATAGGCAAACTGTTCCAGTTGTAGGAGTGAATGATTTTTTAGAGTATTATTCTGTTGGTGGAGCTTGGTCTGGTGCTTGTAGTGCACCGAATGGAGCTATTTATTTTGCAAATAGAGGTGGTGATATTTATAAAGATAATGATACTGGAGATAATTTTAATCCATTGTCTCAAACTCATAGAGATTGGTTAAGTTTGACGTCTGATCAATATGGGAACATATACGCAGCGATCACTAATTATATTTATATCCAACGTGCAGGAGTTGGTAATTTTACATTATGGGATTCTACTGCTAAATCTTGGACAAGTATTTGTGTAGATATTGATAATAACATTTATGCTGCTGTATATTCAGGAGATATTTGGAAAAAACCTTTGCGAAATATTAATTATAATTTATTAAAGCCTTTTTCTCTTGTAAATTCTACAATGCAAAGTAAAATCTTTTACATTGATAGTTATCAATTAACGTTAGATATTGATCAGTATCAAATAAGTTTAAAAGAATATGTTGGAGATGACGAAATTGATTAATACATAAAATTATGGGAGTAATAACATATAGTAAATACAGACGGAATCCAGTAACAGAAGCAACAAACTTAGGATTAGGTAGTGCCATATTTGTAAATAATGATCCTGGGTTAAGCTCAGATGATTTTCTGTTAAAAACAGGAGATACAGCTACAGGTGATTATACTTTTAACTCTTTCATCAAAATTAGTAACAATTCAGCTACTATGCTGATGTTAGATCGAGCAAATACCTCCTATGATGGTGGTTTAGGGTTTACGGATGATGGGGTTGGAAAATGGTATATGTTTCAAGGTAATGGAGGTAATGATCTAAATATACAACAAGTAGGGGTAGATGGTGGAGCTTATCCAAGAATACGGTTATCAGGAAGTACAAAGGATATTTATTTGGCTTGTAGTGGCGGTAGTACGTTTATTGGAAGTCATATTGGTTCTAATACATTTACCTCTGGTTTTGCTGGTAGTGGATGGAAAATGGATACTACTTCTGATGTTTCGTTGACTATAGATAACCTGTATGTAAGAAAATCTATGTATGTGTATGAATTAGTAATTAATAAAATTCGATGTACTAATGGAAGTCTTTGGGTAAGTGATGCTTGTAAGATTGATCATGTTGTAAGTTCTACTATCTACATTGACACAGATGGAGGAAATATGACTGTACCATTTGTAGTTAATGATATTATACGTTGTCAACGTTGGACAGGAAGAACTATAAAATATTATACAGCTACCGTTAATTCTGTAGATGGCTCAGGGGCTTATTTTACTTTTACGGTTATAAATGGTTCAGATGCTCCTGCAGCAGGAGATGAGATTGTAAGGGTGGGTAATAGTAGTGTTACCTCTAGGCAAGGGGCTTTATATCTTACTTCTAGTGACTCTAATGCTCCATATATGGATATACTTGATGGTGTAACAGGGTATAGTTTTGCAGGTAAAACAAAAGTAAGATTAGGTAAATTAGACGGAATTACAGATGCCATATTTGGAGCATTATCAGGATATGGTTTGTATTCTTCTATTACATATTTAACTGGCAGTATTAATGCTACTGCGGGATATATTGGTGGATTTACAATTGATGCTGCTGAAGGATTATATTCAGGGACAGGAGCTACTCGTGTGCAAATGAAAGCAGGAGTTGGAATATGGACAGGTGCAACAGCTTTTGCATCTGGTCATTTTAGAGTTGGGTGTGATGGGGAGCTATTTTGTGACAAAGCTACTATTAAAACTGCTTCAAGTAGCAGACGAATTGAATTAATAGATAGTGATCATTCTTTGAATTTATACACTGATAATGGTTCCACAATTCAATTAAATTCAACTAGAATCCCTTCACTATACATCAGGGATTCCACAAATACATATTCCACATTATTAAAATATGACACAATTGATATAAATAATAGTGGTTCTACAAGTAGATTTTATGTTGTTACAGGAGCTGGAACATTATCCGTAGCTATGCAAGCTTCTTCATATGTAAATTTATATATTGATTTACCAGATGGAGCTACATCAGGAGAAACAGGCCCTACTTGGAAAAATGTAGTTGTGAACATTAATACAGGTCGTATATGTAGAGCTAGTTAAATATTTATATATATAAATAATTTTTATACTAAAAATAATTGTTATATTTCAAATAAATCTTTAAAATAAAGTACAATGAAAATTAAAATTAATCAGATTTTAGTAGGTGAAGATGGAAAAACTCCGATCCAAGATAAGGATGATATCTTTACTTTAAAAAAAGTATGTATTTCTGCTGTTCTTAATCCAATCAAGGATGAGGATTTTAATAAGAAAATGGAGAAATATGTACTATGGAAACGGCTGTTATCAGCAGATGAAGAAATTGAGTTATCTTCAGAGGAAATTACACTATTGAAACAAAGCATTGATAAGTGTTTTGTTCAATTAATTCTTGGACAAAGTGTGGAATTATTAGAACAGAAATCATGAGTAAATATTCTAATGGAAATTACATTTTAGGACTTGATTGTTCAAAATACCAAGGTAATATTAATTGGACAAAAGTTAAAGATGATGGAGTTCAGTTTGCTTTTATTAAAATTACTGAAGGTGGAACTTACAGCGAGGACGAGATATATAACATAAAAACTAGGGTGATTATGGCAAAGGGTGCTGGAGTTAAAATTGGGTATTATCATTTTGCACGTCCTGGAGATTTTAATGATCCAAAAAAAGATGCTATTCAAGAAATAGAAAATGTTAAAAAGCATTTAGCTCTTTTACCTTCGTTCAATTTCCCACCTACATTAGATATTGAAGCTTATGCAAAGAATTGTGTATTGAAAGGAAAAGCACTAAACATTAATATTTTTATTAATACTTTTTTAGATCAATTCAATGAAGTGATAATATTATATACTGGAAAATACTTTTTTGATCCTAATTCCAATCACACATATGGAATGAATCCATTATGGTTAGCAGCTTATACCAGTAAACCTGTTTTACCAAAAGGTTGGAACGAATGGAAGATATGGCAATTCACAGATAAAGGGCAAATAGATGGGATTCCTGGTTTTGTAGATTTAAACTGGATGCAGGTAGAATATTTTAATTTATTTAACTAAAAAATAATTATTATGATTCGCGTAGATAATTTATCAAAACCAGATAATCGTAATTGGCAGAAAGTATCTAATTATTTTCTTTACACTCTGCCTTTGTATTTAGTATCATTAATGGCTTTGCCTATTTCTGATGATCTAAAATTATGGTTAAACTTTGGATTAACCATGCTTACAGTATCACTTAAAGGTTTCAGTAAATTTACAACTAATTCGGAGGACGTATGAAAACAATTTTAGCAAAAATTTTATCTAATGGAGCACTTGTTTTATTAATATTTGCAGGGTTTTATATTTTCTTTCTGAGAGAATGTAAAAAGACAACTTGTCCACCTAAAGGACAAGTATTAGTTAGTCAAACCGTGTGGGATTCGATTCAGAAGATAGCAAACATGCCCCCTAAAATTCACTATGACACAATTATTCAAAAAGGTAAAACAGTCTATGTTCCAGGAAATCCAATCTCTAAACCAACAGTAAACCCTCAAGATACCTCAATAAAAATATATAGTGAAAGTCTATTGAAAAAGGATATTGATGTAACGGTAGATTTTAGTCTTCGTGGAAAGTTATTAGATGTAAAATGGCAATATAATCCAATTACTAATACAATCGTTAAAACGGTAACAGAATATGTACCTAAAATTGTAGATAGACCTGTACCTGTTGTTACAAGAGGTTTGTGGGGATATGCAATGGTAGGAGGTAATTTAAACGCTTTCGTATTTGGAGGTGGATTTGATTATGTTTCGAAAAAACAAACTGAATATGGTTTTATGTATCAAAGATATGGGAAGTTAGATTTTTATTCATTTAAATTAGGAATCCCATTGAGAATTAAATAATTTAAAAAGGAGGTAGTATGAAAAATTATTATTTGCCAACACCACCGGACTGGCCTCCAGACCGCCTGTGGCTTTAAAAAGAGTAAGACCCTAAATCATAGGGTCTTTTTTATTTGTATCTTCCCAGGCCCATTGAGACCCATTGCATGATTTACTCTTTCCTTCAATTGCATATTCAATTGCTCGTTTACTTACATCTAACTTTCTAACAGCTGACACAAGTGAAGGCCACTTCTTAATAACAATCCCATTTTTCAATTCTAATACAGGTTTTCTATGTGCTTGTTGAGCTCTACCTTCATCAAATCCAGCTCCATAGATCATATCAACATATTGCCTAAATAATTTCATAGGAATATAATGATCTGTAGTAACTGGGGTTTCGATTAAAATACTTCTGGATTTGATTTCGGATAGAATTTTATCTTTTAAATTGGTCTGTTCCATATTTCTGGATTTATAATATGCTTAATTGGAGCGTGTTCAGAATTATCTTCCACCCAATATTTTGCATCCGTATATTTAGGCTTTTTAAATTCTAACATGGCATAATTCCTAATGTCTACCATTAATTCCAAGTTGTGAGTTTTTTCATACAAAGCAATTTTATTTTTCATTGCTTCAATAAAATCATATTCATTATTTTTATTGAATAATCCGTATCGAAAGGAAGCCTGTACCATTTTATTTTTTGCAAGTCGATCAAATTCCTCAGACCATTCAGAAGTTTGCAGAGAAGGTAATGCAGGCATGTGATTAATATCATAATCAATTTCTTTCATGCCTGCATGTTCTCTCCAAAGGTTATTTAAAAACATTTCTTCTGTCTAAATCATAACCACTCATTCATCATTGGTAAACTAGCAATCCATTCACATATTCCACCTTTACCTGACCATTCTGACATTCTATGATTTTTACGCTGATGATACATATTCATTGCAGTTTCATAATTCATATCATAATCCGCAGATTGAAGAAAACCTTCTGGAAGTAGTTGTTTCATTTGTCGTAATAATTCCACGTTTTTAGTGGTACGATAGGCTTCTCCTAAATCATTTAAAATCCGTAAAGTTTCTAACAAAACGACACCATCCTGAAAATCTTGCATAATTAAATCAGTCATTCCTAATTTATGCATAGTGCTACAAGACATACGTACTTTTGAAATACAATATGTATCTAATTCTTGCCAAATGTAACGAGGAATGGTAATAAAGCATTGAATATGAATCATCCGTAAAAATTTACGATGTTCTGGACCTGCTTTAATAAGCTTTTTAGCCAGTTCATTATCATTAGGTCCTATGATAAAATAAGGTTCTCTTATGTTATTAAAAAAAGAATCACTTTTATCCCAACTATTCATTGGATTCCTCATTCCATGAATTGCAGCCTTAAATCCGAATACTTCTGTGTTTTCAATTTTCATAATTTTAAATTTAAGTTATTTTACTAATCCCTTTTTTAATTGTTACTTCAAATACTCTATCTGCTTTTTCGTAAATATCTTCTTTATCTACACGTTCATCACTAACCATTATCGTTTGAAGTTTAAGTCGGTTTGATATTTCATTAATCATATCGAGTAAACGCAGGTTTGCTTTTACACCTTTTAGATGTTTGAATGGTTCATCAAGTAACATTACATTTCGACTATGTGGTGTTTGCATTGACCAAGCAGCAATACGTAGAGCAAAAGCAGCAACATCAACTGCCCCTACACCTGATGCTTTTAATGGATCAACTTTATTTTCGTTACGGACAAAATATAAATCACATTCAGTTTTATTCCTACGTGGAACAAATTCAATTTGTAATTTATACGGATCATTAAAAATTGCTTCGAGAGCAAGTGAGGTTATATCGGAGATATGAAACGAAAGTTGCTCCTGTGTTGATTTCCCAACAATACGAATAATCTCCCGAGCTTTCTCATGCTTTTGCAAATCTTGTTTTTTTGCAGCAATTTCCTTACGTAAAGTTAAAATATCTTGCTCAACCTTGATCTTTTGACCTTTTTTTTGTTCAAGATTGTTTCTTAGGCTTTTTATATCTTCCATAAATTTCTTTGATTATGATTAAAATAATAATTATAAACCAACCTATAATTAATATTTTACCTGCTAAATCTTGTTCTGCCATTTTATTCGAATAACTATTGTTGGAATTAAACAAATATAGAGATATTTATTTTTCTTATCAATAAATAAACCAACCCATAAATCATACCAAACAAATTTAATTACTATTTTCATACTCCTCCTCAAGATTTTTAATGCCTTCACTAATTTCAGTATCTAATAGATTTATTTCATCATCCATTTTATCTAATTTCTTTTCAGCTTCTTCGATTGTATTACATTTCCAATCATCTTTAAGTTGTTTCATAAGAGCTTGTTTATGCCCTTTTAATTGATTTACTGTAGATTTTGCTTCATCTACTTGCCGTTTTAATTGCAAAAGTTGTTGTTCTGTCATTGCACAGATGGTTTAAAATTGTTTACAATAGTTATTAATTGCATATTTGCCTCTAATAATTTTTGAACTTCATTTACAAAAATTGGATAATCTTTTTCAATGAATTTTAGTAAATAAGCACATTCATTTTCTGACAATACACTTACAGTTTTAGTTAATCTTTGTTTTTCTGTCATATTCTTTCAAATTTTTCATTAAATTCATTTTCTTCCCTCACGTATAATTGAGGATCATCCATGTGTGCATCAACTTCTTTTACATATAAAACCATTTTTTGGTTATTAGTAATGTTATTAACATAAGCTATGGAAAATACATTTGTGGAATTTATTATATTTTCCTGAAGTATTATATACCTTTCACCTGATTTTTTATTTATTGCTATCATAAGTCAAAAAAATTAGTTATCTAAAGATTTTAAATATTGATCAAATTTTTTATTATCTTCAATTATTTTAGGAATAGCTTTTGTAGCACATTTTCCACAAATGTAATAATCAACTTCACAACCATTTTCATCATTAGAATATCCAGCAGCGTAGCTTCCTCCTATAGGAGTTTTACATATATCACAAGCATCATCAAATTCACACTTTACAAAATATTCTTCTATTTCTTTTTGTGGCAATATTTTCATACTTCTAAACTTTTATTAATTATGTTTACTATTGGTTGTTCTACATTATTTTCTTTCTCAAATATTTCAAGATTCTTTTCATAAGACATAGTCACTTCCCATTTACTATCTAATCGACTAACATAAGCAGTTAATCTTTCATTACGTTCTTCAACTACATCCAAATGCTCACGTGAAATTACATTTTTTTCAATTGGTAAAAAAACAACTTCAACAGTATTCGTATCAGCATAATACAAATAAACACGTGGTTTATGGTCAATCTGATCTGCATCCATTCTCATTAATGAACCTGGATTTATAAGTAATCGGCCTTCATATTCTTGTACAAAACTTTTGTGATTATCTCCAGTCAAGATCAAGTCGTACTCAGGATATTTCTTCAATAATTGCAAAGAAGTTGGATCTGTACAACCAGGCCAAGGTTCTTTACCTTTATAATTCATCTTGTGCCAAACAAGTATTTTCTTATTTGCATCTTTTAAAGAATCTTGATTAGGATCTTGTCCCCAATGACAAATTTGTAATTCTCTTCTATTATTTGTACTTAGTTTATTTGCTGTTAATAACAAGTAAATTCCACTTTTATAATCTAATTCTAAGTTATGTTGTGGTAAATCATGTTGTCCATAACAAGTAAAAAATTGTTTTGGTAAATGATAAATAGTTTCACTCAATAAGAAAGGTGAAGGTTTCCAGTAATCATAAAGATCTCCTCCATGTAATACAGGACAATTATATTTTTTCTGTAAGTCAGAAATAAAATCAACTTTTTTCCATTGTGTACTCCAAAAATCATCTGTGCGACAAATAGGAATAGTTTCACGTAAGTGCCAGTCACTAGTCAATATTAAGTTAGGTTGTTTCATTGTTTATATCGTTTTGTATAAATTCAATACATTCTTTTAAATCAGTATCATCTTCAAAACCTATCTTTAACAAATTATTACACCATACATCTCCATTCATATTAAAATCAAAAAAAGCACATTTAATACATACTTTAGGATTTATTTTGCTCATAGTTATTTTATTTTAATAAGTACCTTCAATGAAAATATGAAATACTAATTTACCTTCATTCATTTGAATTGTTCCTACATATTTTGCATTAAAAGTTGTTTCTAACGGATGCCCCGTTCCTATTACTCTAAATAAAACATTTGCTTTTTATTAGTAGATTCAATTAAAGCCCAAATCATTAATTCATTATTTTGCATTTGACAAGATAATACTTCAGAATCAATTGGCATTTGTATTAATTGAGCATCTTTAAATTCTAACTTATATTTATAAATAGTTTTCATAGTTATTTTATTTTAGTTCCACATAATAAACACATATCACCCATTTCTTTATCAAATTTCTCATGCAAAGATTTAAAATTAGATTCAGCAACTTTTATCTTTAAAATTACATTTGTAGTATTTATAAACAACATTTTTAAGATATTTTTATCACTATATAATTGTGAAATTTTTGTAATATTGCTTTCTTGTGTTAATATACATTCATACGATTTAATCTTTTGTTGTTTACTTTCGATAGATTCGATTATATTACATAATTTGTCGTAATCCTCCTCTAATTTGTTCTTCGTTGTAATCTTGTCAAGTATTTCATCAAGTTGTTTTTCAATAGAAAGTATTTTTTGAAATGAATCAATTTCTTTTTGTATATTTTCAAGATTAGTTAATACAGTATTTAAATTTTCTGCTTGTATATTTTGTAGATCATGTGTTTTTTGCAGAGTTTCAAGTCTTACAACTTCCTCTTCATACTGTTCTAAATAATTATACGTTTTTAACTCATCTACTTTCTTTTTAAAATCATCTTGCTTAGTTCTAATAGTTTGAGTAATTGTACTAATCCAACTATTGATATTAGATGTACTTAAATCAATTTTGTCTAATCGTGCAATTTTATTAAAGTATTTTGCTACTTCACCTGATGTCTTGCTAAGTAAAAAATGTGAATCAAGTTGCTGTTGGAAATTAACATCATTTATATTTAATACGTTTGCAATTTCATCTGGAATACCTGACTTAATAGCTTCAAATCTACCTTTATTATTAAGAATGTAACCATTAAAACCTGTCTTACGGACTCTTTCTACTGTGCCATTATCAAGTTCTACCTTTACAGAAGTATCACCTCCCCACCAAGATCTAAAGTCATCACCTAATGGTTGATTGAATAAAACCCAATACAAAGCATTCATTACAGCTGACTTACCTGCATCAGATAGACCTATAATTACATTTGAACCTGGATGAAATTCAATGAAGGTATCTTTATGTGACAGGTAGTTTTTTATATGGAGTGATTTAATCATAATGTTTGTTTTTGATAAAGAACCCATTTTAAAGTTTCAATTTTTCCAAAATTATTATTAATCGTATTTAATATTTCAGTCCCCATAGAATTCATTAACGTAGTTCGATCTAACTTAGTGTAAAATTCACACAATGCCTTATTTTCAAAGGAAATCCGTTCAAGTTCTTTTTTAACTTCTTTATTTGTTCTCATCTCATTATATTTGCTATAGGTAAAACAATCTTAATAAACATCATAAGACACTTTCTACAAAATATATGCAATTCAATTGGATTAAATGAAGGTTCAAGTAAAGGAATATTTTGATCTTCTCCACAGTGAGGGCATTTAATTCGTTCTATTTTATGACCTTCTTTTAACCAATCTACCTCCCAAAGTTCAGGAAATTTATTGTCTATTACCATTATCTTTGTTTTAACATTTTTAACGTTGTACTTTGTTTAGACGCTACATAATGAATAGCAATAGCATCTGCCACTGCTTCATCTTTATATTTAATTCCTGTCCATTTTACATCATATAACTTAGCAATGGCATCAATTGTTTCTTGTTTAGTTGCTGATTTTTTACCAAGTAAACATTTCTTTGAATCTTGTTCAGAGTAAAATTCAACTGCAATATCAAAACAATCTGAAATAGTTTGTATAATTGCAGCAACTGCCCCTATCATAACAGCAGCACTAGCATTTTGACTACCATGAGGTGATTCAGACAGAATTAAATTAACATTATGTTCCTTAATTAAACCTATAAGAACATTATTAATCTCTGAGATTCTTTGTGAAGTTTCATCTGACTTTCTAATTCGTCTTTTCTTACCTTCAGTTTCTGTTTTAATACATCCTGTTTTAAGAATTTTACCATCAAATGTTACTACTGCCCACCCCCATGCTGTCATAGATGGATCATTGGTAAGTATTGTATTTTGATTTTTTTCCACTATTTTTTCATGATGTTTGGAAACATCATAATAATTTTTTCCATGTTCTAATAAACTAGGAATATTTGTGGCTTTAAATGGTTTTCTTTGAATCATGATTCAAGTATTAGTATTGCTTGTTTATACTGATGTATTAATTTTGTTAAATTTTCTTTGTGTATTAAGTGTGTTTCTGCATCAATCTCACCTTTATGATATGATTCACAGGAATGTTTTAGAGCACTTTCAAAAGAAATTAATTCTTTCCTAAGTAAATCAATTGGGTTTAGTGCCATACGATATGTTTTAATTTTTTCAATACATTCATTTAACCAAATTAATTCAATTTCTGAAAATCCGTTCATCTTACTTTTTTCGAGTTAAAGCATGATTAATATTTTCATATTTAATATTACAGCAATCCCATTTTCCACATTTAGGACATTTGCTATCAGTATTTGTACATACATCATCTATTTCATCTGAATCATATTGTAGTTCATTAGACATAAATGATTTTTTACAAGTATTACATTTTACTTTTTTGTGGATATAAGTATATAAGTATGCTTCAGTACTAAAACATGTAACATCAATTAAATCTCGTTTAATACTTATTGAAAAATTAACAGGTTTTTTTTCGATTAAAATATTAAGTAAAGATTCGTCTATAATATAACCTTTTACTTGTACAGGATCTGTATAATCCCATCCTGCTATTACTATATTTTTATCTTCAATGCAATAATCAGGTAATGGCAATGTTGTTTCAAATAAAATAGTTTTCTTTCCTGGTATATATTCCTTTACCAAATAATAAGGATTTGGTTTTATTGAATTTAAATCAATTTTAATTATCATCATCTTACTTTTTTACGATTACTTGCAAATTTCAAATCTATTTCTTCCCAAAGATCAATTACTTCATTTTTTAAAGCAATAATCATTTTAGGATCACTTTCAATAGTTTTAATAGATTCATCAAGTGATTTTCCTAATTTAACTTCATTAAGAAAATAACCTGTTGCTCCCGTATATTCTTTCAAATAAGTTAAATTTGATCTAATATCATCAATCCCATAATCCCAAAGAATATATAAGGGAGCTTTGCGATAAGGTGTCCAGACTTTATTTTTAAATACTTCAAATTCAGTTTTAACGCCTACAGCTTGTTTTATCTTTTGTCCTTTATATGAGATTTCTTTAACTATTTTTTCAGGATTATTCGCACGTAATCTAATCGAAGCATAGAAACCAATAGCAAATCCACCAGTGGATATAAATTGTGGGCTATATTTATTTGCTTTTTCTTGATTGTCTCGTACCTGATTACTACCTACCATTAAGTAATTCTTTTGTTTTAGTATTCGTGCATTTTTCCGAAAACCTTCACTAAATTCTTTTGCTCTACGTTGACCACGTTTATCTCCATCATCATCTTCCATTTCCATATTAGTTGATAATGCTGCAAGAGAGTCAGTAAATGTTCCATGAATTTTACCCGTACTTTTTGGCTCCCATTTTCTTATATTTTCAAAAACTTGTGTTACTGTATCTGGAGTATCATATTTTATTTTATTAATATCAAGATCGAATATTTTAGCAAATTGTTCATTTAACGTTACTTCAGGGTCATCAAATCTAGCTTCTCCACCTTTACGCAAAACATCCCCTGCCATCTCACTTAATAAAACAGATTTACCTGAACTGTTTGGACCAAATACCTCCATAAAAATACCCCCAGGTACACCTCCACCTCTAACACGACCACCTGAAATTGCAAGATCAAGCAATGTTGAACCTGTAGAAATTACCGTTTCAAAATTACCTTTAAATTCATCTTCTTCTTCTTCAACTTTATTAACATGCCTTTTTACTTGTCTACTCAATGATGCTGTTACTCGTTTCATGTAATTTCTTTTAAGATTAAAACAATTTGTGTATGCGTTAAATTCTTTTTTCTAAGTTCCTTAATTACAGCTTTTTTAAACTCCTCCAATGAAGCTTTTGGATTTTTGTCACGAAGATTGTGCCACTTTCTGTCTATTTTAGTTGTAATTTCTTTTAATAAAATCCATTCAGAATCGTTCTGAGATTGATATTTTTGCCATTTTTCCATTTCAGAACGAATAAGAGTCCCTTTGGGTATACCTTTTGCTACTGAATATAATGCAATGTATGCATATGTTTCACAAGAAAGTTTTACCCAAAGGTCTCTTACTAGAGTTTTAGAATTTTTAAGTATAGGCACACCTATTACTTTTTACGTTTTTTGCTTTTTGCCTCAAGACATTCATTCCAAAGATCACAGTCATCACATTCATCTTGTGTTGCATGATCTTTTCCAAATTCATATCCAGAAGGGCAATCATCATCATTTGCTGGTACTTTTGCGGAATTCTTTTTAACAGGTTTTAATCCTGTACCTCCGCAAATTGGACATAATTTACCTTTTGAATTAAGACCAGATCCTTCACAAGCAACACAACGATCTTCTTTTAAAGCATGTTTTGCTTCAACCGTTAATTTAATAACTCGCTTTTCTACAGGTTTTTCTTCTGGTTCATCATCGTCTTCTTCAACAGGAGCTCTACGCGTACTGGAGGATGGCTTTGTAGAATTCCTCTGAGAAACTGACTTTTTTGGCTTTTCATCTTCCTCGTCTTCTTCCTCTACAGGCTTTGCATTTCGAGAAGGTCTTGAAACTTCTTTTTTAACAGGTTCAGCTTCTCTCCTAGATGTTCTTTTTGGT